GATTAATTTTTAAATCCTGAGGATGATCAACTTCTCCAAGAACGGAGTAGCCACCAGCGATCTGTTCATTGAGCGTTTTGACAGCCCTGCCAATTTCTTCAGAAGAGTAAACACGCTGATTTGCATTACGGATGTCTCCTTGAATGCAAATGCCGTTTAGATGCAGCGACTTTTTACCGTCGCTGCCTTCGTCGCGCTCCAAGACAATCTTAGCCTGGTCAAAACTCAAATGTTCTGATAGAGTAGTTTTCACCATTAAGTCCTATTATCTACGACCACGGAAAAGGCTTTGCTTGTTGTCTGGTGATTCTTTTGCACCAGCTTTTTCAGCACCATGTCCAGGTTCTTTCTTAGAGAACGCATTACCTGCTTTGCCGCCTGGGACATTGATGTTGCCAGCATTATCTTCGGTTGGCTTGCCTTTTAGCAATCCTGAACCTTTTAATTCACCTGTTTCTGAACCAGGAGCACCATTCTTGCCGCTTAGAATGTTGGCAGTTGTACCGCCCATGTCATTCTTGCCAGCTACAATAGACTTGTTGTTTACGCCGTCGTCACCCATTTTAGCTGGTGCAACTTTCTCGACGTATTCACGAACAGTTGCTAGGTCCATGCTGTCTTTCATTTTTTCGTCGCCCATGTCGCCCATGTCATCATCGCCCATGTCGCCCATGTCATCTCCGCCTTTGAGTTCATCAAATTTGGCTTGTAGTTCGTCTACAATGCTATCTAGGTCTTGGAATAGTTCTTCTTCAGACTTTTCACCTTCTTCGTCATCCATTTCTGCATCGATGTCGCCTTCTAGCTCGTCAGTTGGATCACCGCCCATTGCGGGCATTTCGTCATCGCCTTCAATAGCAATGTCTTCAAATTCTTCGTCGACTTTGTCTTCTTCTGCATCGTCGTCTTTTGCAGCTTCGTCTACTTCTTCATCTTCTTCGTCTTTTTCTTCTTCTTCAGCAATTTCGCTGTCAATTAAAGATTCATAGATTTCACGAGATTTTGTTACCACATATTCGTGGAACAGTTCTTCTGCTTTAACTTGATCATCATTGACCAAATGCTCAAGCATCTGTTGTAGTAATTTATTGTCGGCCATGGTATTCTCCTCAAATGGTATGGGCTGTTGTTTATTTAACACGAAGATTACAAACCGGTGTTAAATGGTAGTTTTTTGATTGATTTGATCTGAATATATAGTATCAGGAAAACTTCTACTAAATTCATCGTAGGTGATATGACTGAGATTGGTCAGAGCAGGTCCTAGTCTGTCCGGTATAAATGCTCCAGGTTCTATGACTCTAAAAAAATGTGTGTGACGGAATTCTTTGATTACTTTTTCAGTTTGACTCAGCCAATTGCCATGATAAGTTGCTGCATCTGTTGATTTTTTATAGTTGAATGTGTCTGCGTAAATGTTGTTGAATTTACCGTTCAGCCCTTGATAGTCAAATCCAAAAATGTAGATGCTTTTATGTTCTTGGGTGGCTGCAAACCATAGTGCTGTGGGTCCTGAACTCCAGCCTTTGTGCGGACTGAAAAAATTTACACCATGTTTGGTTTGTATGCCTTTATTGGGATTAGTCCAAACTTGATGTTTTTTGTTATAGCCAGACTCGATGATTTCGTTGACCATTTTCACATCTACAGCTATTAAATAGTGAGGTTCAAACTCACGATACTGTGCATTACAGCCGTAGGTCACACCTTTGTTTATTAGAGATCGCAGGTTCAAGCACTGTCGACTGGTGCCGTTGCCTATAACAAACGCGGGGTTATTGTGCAGATGCTGCTTCTTCGCCAACTGGAGTTCCATACATTTGTCTTATAAAGTCCAGTTCAGATTGTGATTCTAATTGATGTGCTTCGCTTTGAAGCCTCAGTTGATTGATTTGTCGCAGCGTAAGACGTATCTTTCTGGTGTCTTTTTTGTCAATGATGCTGCGATCTCTGCTGGATTCATATCTACGATCTTGAGCAAAGTCGTTGTTTTTTTCGTTGAAATAAAAGAATTCGTTAAGAAGCATAATGTATTTATTACTGAACTGGTGCTTCTGGTGCTGCTTCTGCCCCGGCATCTGCGCCTGGCTCTGCGGCAGCTGCCATATCTAAAGGTGCTTCTGCTTCTTGAGTTCCAACATCTGCAGCCATGCCTCCTGGTGTTACACCTATGCCTCTCAACTGACTCTGTGCATCGGCAGGTGCTTTGATATTAGAACCGTTTTCCTCACGCCACAGTTTTTCATTTTCTTTGATCTCATCTTCAGTCATGCCTAAGAATCGTTTCATGGCAAAACGCTTGCTGAGATGCGGAATCTGTACCACCTGTGAAAATGTAGCTGCTCTAGCTGTGTCTAATTCACTTTGACGATAAGCAGCAAAATTCTGCGGCTGATTGAATTTAAGTTCAAACAGTCCACTATCAATGTTTACACCTTGATCATTAAGCCACAGCTTGAATTCAAGATCAAATGTTTCTACTATAATACTCTGTAGACGTTTGCAGTATTCGTTAAATCTCAATTCTTGTATGTAAGCTGTGCCTACTTTGCCGTCTGATACAGTGTTGGCTTGCTCGTCGATAGCTGTGGGCAAATAGCTAGCAGGGATGCGAAGAGCCCTAAACAGTTTGTTAGTAAAATAACGTAAATCTGTAATTTCGCCAAGATTTGTACCTCCAGGCAATGTTTCTACTTTTGATCCACGACCTTCGGCGGTCTGTGGGAAGAAGTAGTCTTCGTTTACACTTAGTGGATTATAACTAGCGTCTATGACATTTGCTCCGCCACCCGTTGATGAAGGAATACGTCGTTGTTGAATTTCATTTTTAACACGTTCAACAAAGCTCATAGCCATGTGTGCCGGCATATTTCCAACGTCTACATAGAAAATTCGTCTTTCTGGAGCACGTTGTATACGATAGATAATAATAGCATCTTCAAGCAATTCTTTCTGCTTGTAGACTTTGAACACTGATTCTAATAGACTATTACCAAAAGGATAGTTATTATCTAGTCCTTCTGACAATGAAATATGAATAACATGTTTGGCATCCACTGTTATTTCATTGGTCTGATTACTGAATCTTGTGCCTACTGAACGTGCTGCATCACCTGCAAAGCCGCGGGCAAAACCACCACCTGTCTGATATGAACTAGTACCACTTGGAGCTGTGTTTGTGGTATTTTGTGGTGTGGTAGCTATGAATTCTTTGAAGTTGAAGTTGATATCACGGATCACATACTGCTCGGGAATCTTGCCTTCTGATTCGTTAACAATTATCTTAGTGACTTTAGAAGCATCCACAAACAACCATTTTTTGGTTTCTGGATCACGAATAAAAAAGCAGTCTCCGTATTTGAATGCGTTGCGTAGTATGCGGAAGATTCTGGTTTCAAAGCTGTTCTGTTTGCACCACTTCTGTAGGCTGTCTTTGAGTATCTTGACTTCAGTGGCAGTGGGCTCACCACGGAAAAATGTATGAAACGGTGTGGCGTTTTCTTTGTCTTTTTGTGTACAGAATTCTGTGAGTATGTCCAAAGCAGCATTGACTTCCGAGTCCATGTCCATGGTATCATACTGCATGTATCGTTCTACACGATTGGGACTACCTGCGTAAACATCTGGTAGATAGCTGGAATAATTAGCACGAGCAGGACCTGGACGGCCGCGACCACTGATTGGACTCATAGAGCCGCTGGTGTTATCTATGTTAACAGGGGTAAAGTATTTTTTCCAGCTCATGCTTTGTATAGATTCTTGTTAAGGCCTTTTGTAGCCATTACATTTTCATAAGTGTTTGTAGTGGTCTGCGCCTGCAGTTTTATTAATTGTGCCATCTTAGTATTTAACTCCGCGAGCAGTGTAGAAGGTGATTCTTGAGATTTTTTATCTTGTTCTTGTTTTTCTTTAGCTGCCGCTTCTTCTTTAGCTTTGGCTTCTGCATCTGTTTTGGCTTTGGCATCTGCTTCTTGTTTTTTCTTTTCGGCATCTGCTTCAAGAGCTTTTTTGCCTGCGTCAGTTTGTGTGGTAGGTTGAGGTTTAGCTGATGCTGGGACCGCTGGTTTATCTGTAGGAGCTGTGGTAGGTTGAGGTTTAGCTGGTGCTGGGACTGCCGCTTTTTCCTTAGCTTCTGCATCGGCTTTTTCGTTGCCAGACTTTTCAAAATCTTTAATTATTTGTTGTTTTTCTGCTTCTTTTTGAGCCTTTTCTGCTTTAGTAAGTGCTTCTAATTTCTTTTCGGCTGCTTCAACTTTTTCAATAGCTGCTTTCTTTTCAGCTGTGGTTTTGGCTTCTGTTAGTTCTTTGTTAGCAGCATCTTTTTCTTTGCCAATTTCCTGTTTTTTAATTCCAATTTCTACAGCGCCGCCTTGCTTACCGCTGAACTGTTTCAACAGTTCTTCTGGTCCTGCACTGTAGTCTAATAATTTTTCTTGAGCCTTTACCGCAGCTTCTTTGGCTTCTGCTTCTTTTTTTGCTCCGGTTGTGAGTCTATCATGGGTAAGTTTCTTTTCTTTAAATTGAGCTTCGTCTTTTTTCAAACCGGTTATCTGTGCTTTAGTCAGTTCGTCATTGTTGGTTTTACGCAATGCTCTTTCTTCAGCTCGATCTTTTTTACGCTGATCGGATTGTTCTTTACGTTCGGCATATTCTTTTTCACTGATACCTGCTAGGCCTTTAGTTAATTTTCCTATAGCAAATAAAATTTGATCCATTAAATCATCAAAGAATGATCCCACATCTTGAATAATATCCATAAATTTTGCCAAGCCATTAATCACGTCCTTGACAACCGTCCACATACCACCAAGTATAGCTACCACTGCTTTGATAATTGGAGTGAACATAAAATCGAACACTTTAATTAGCACTCCTACAGCCGTACCTAGCACTTGGAACGCTTCTCCTACAAATGCACCTACTTTAATTAATATCTCACCGAACCCTCCTGTGCTTTCTGAAACTCCAAATATGTTGCTCATTAATTCTTTCAAAGGTTGAATGATCTGCATCACGCCATTATACAATCCGTCAAAGGCCAATATAGCTCCCCTAACTAAACCGCCTAGAACCGGAAACACAGCATTCATAATACCGTCAATGAATTCGACTGTACCGCCTAACCCCGAAGCACCAAATTTTTCACTGAGGTAATCTATCACAGGAGCCAACAATAGACTCATGCCTTCCCATATCTTCATGGCCACCGACACTACAAGGTTAAAAGCAGGTACCAAATATTTTTCTGCGAGATTAGCCACTGTGCCAAACGCACTGATTAGGTAGTCTAATATGCCACTGTTAGCCAACAGCATCTTGAATTTGTTACCTACTTCTGCGATTGCAGCCTGGAACTGCTGCATCTTTTGATTCATCTTGTCTGTTTCAGCAGCTGCTTTTTTCTGTTCTTCTGTGGCTTCTAGTAGAGAATCTTTGTTTAGAGACTGAGTAGCAGCTAAAGAATTTGTCAATCCTGCTAGCTCAGAATTGGCTGCTGCTGCAGATTTGATATTTTGAAGATTTTTTCCACCTTCAGACTTCATCATGTTGTTAAGAGCGTTGCGTTCTTCCAAGGTCACTGCCTCGCCACGCTGCATCTTTTGATTCATTCTCTGCAGCATAGCTGCGCTTTGAGGCATCATTGCCATGAGCTTTTGATTTTCTTCTGTGGTTGCTGTGCCAGTGGCCATGATGTCTTTGGCAAAATTTTTCAGTCCAGTATCTTGCAATCCATCAGTTACCGACATGAAACTGTTTCTTACACCTTCACCTAACCCTTGCATAGATGCTTGAAACTGTGCATCTTTAGCCATCGCTTCTCTTGATTTTTCTATATCGGCTCTTGATTGTCCAGTGACTTTTGCTAATAGATCCATCTCTTTAAGATAACTTTTTGCACCTTGTGCCAATTCTGCATTGGACTTCTTACCTTGCAGACCTTGAGCCTTCATCAATGCACCGTAACTAGCTAATCCTTGATTGATATCTTGTGTGCTGAATCCCAACGCATATAATTCACTGCTGGTACTACGTAGTTGTTTTGACACTCGAGCAAAATTACTTGCACCACCTTCTGTAGTGGTTCCAAAAGCAGTCATAGCATTACTGTTCTTCTGAATCATAGATCCAAACTCTGCCATAGACATACCTGCTTGAGAAGCAGCTGTGGCAAAATTACTAATACTGCCTCCAAATGTAGCACCGGTCTGTGACACAGCTACAAACGATTTAGTTACGTCATCAGCTGCACCTGCTACTGCACTAAACAGCTTGCCGAATATCGGAATACTGCTGAACATTTGTGCTGCACCAGTAGCACTTCCGTCCAATCTTGACAATGATTCTACTGCTCCTGTCACAGTATCACTAAATTTTACATAGGCGCCAGCTGTCTGTATAGCAGTATCTTTAAGTTTGCCTATGCCAACCACAGCCATACCGGCCATGAATCCTACACCTTTAAAAGATTTACTGACCGCAGCAGAAGCAAGTCCTAACGCACCGCCACCTCCTGCTCCGCCGCCACCTGCTCCGCCGCCACCTGCTCTACTACCTGCTGCGCCACCACCTGCTGCGCCACCACCTGCTGCGCCACCACGGCCACCACCGCTACTCATTACAGCAAGTATGGCCTTGAGCGTGGCTTCGGAAGCTGCATTTTGAGCTTCAACTTGGCCAATTCCTGGGATGTCGATCATTACTGCCATGGCTTATTTTTTCCTGGATAAATGCGCATATAAATACACTTGCGTATTATATATTTACCGGAGATAAAATGGACCAAATTCCTAATTACAGTCAGCCAAAAAAGAACCCGCTGGCCAGCTTTTATAGACAGCCAAAGATCTATGTCAAACTACCAAGCAAGGGCGAGTTCTATCCACCTGGCAGTTTGGATGTCAGTGCCAACGGAGAATATCCTGTTTATGCAATGACTGCCAAAGATGAACTACTGTTTAAAACTCCGGATGCCTTGTTAAGCGGACAAAGCACTGTGGAATTGATCAAGAGCTGTATTCCAGCGATAACCAATCCCTGGGCTATGCCAAACATAGATCTAGACTTTGCTCTGATAGCCATACGCATTGCTACCTACGGAGACAAGATGGAAGTGGGGTGTAACTGTCCTCATTGTGAAGCTGAAAACAGCTACGACATCGATCTCACTGCTTGGTTTGGTGTGTTCAACAATTTCCAATACGAAAAAGACATACCAATAGATCAACTAACAGTGCATGTGCGTCCGTATACCTACAAAGAAGTCACAAAAACTGCAATCCAAACCATGGAGCAGCAGAGAATATTCCAGATCATCAATGATGACACCCTCACAGACGAAGTCAAACTAGAAAGATTTGGCGCTAGTTTTATCAAGCTCACAGAACTCACAGTGGATATCATTGCAGACTGTATCACTGCCATAGATGCACCAGAAGGCACTGTTACTGATCAAGCTATGATCAAAGAGTTTATTGCAAACTGTGCCAAAGATGTATTTGAAAAAATACAGAACCATGTGATACAGATGAAAGACAACATTCAGTTTGAAGCACAAAACGTTACCTGTGGAGAATGTAATAAGTCATTTAGCTTGCCTATTACAATGGATCAGGCAAATTTTTTCGCCGTAAAATCTTAACGTTATCCTTGCCGGAGATTTTACGGGAATCTGATCGCTTAGATAAAGAAGGCAAGGATCTCAAAAAAGAATGCATGAAACTGTGTTGGTACATGCGTGGACTCAGTTTTGCTGAAGTTATGCACATGAGCTGGGACGAGCGAGAAATAATTGCAGAGATTGTTAAAGAAAATCTCGAAACTACAAGAAAAACAGGACTACCTTTCTTTTAGAGCGTGTTTCTATAAGACTTTAGAGCAAACAAGTCTTGACTATCAAGAGGTCTGCCTCGCAGCACTTTGTCAACGGTAGCACCTAATTCTTTATCACTGATATCTCCACGGTAAGTTCTTAATTTTTGTAGACTTGCTGTGTCCAACGACTTGCCGGACATGGCTTGATCAATCAGGGTCTTAAGTTCTGTAGTGTCAGCGGGAGCTGCATTGGATTTGGTTTTAGATTTTTCAGTGCCGGATGGTTCAAACCATCTAGACGGAGTTAATAGCTTGTCCATCTTGTCTGCACCTTTGTCATACTGTAGTTTAGCGTTGGTGCCATCAAGCCATTTACTAGGACTTAACACTTTGTCCATCTTAGACTTGCCTTTTTCGTAGGCCACTGGTCCAACTTCAACCACAATGTCACGTATTTTCATTTTCTAAATACGCTGATCGTGCCTTGTGATAATCCGGTTTCAAACATTTTTTGCTTGTGCATTTCCACTCGTTGAGCCAAAGCTTCTGACAGTGTATTTCCATGATTAATCTTGCTGGCATTTTGTTGAGATAATTGATTAGCCATATTAGCCATCACTTTGTTGCCGGTGGAACTAGCAGCAGCTGCCGCTTGACGTTTTTCACGTTTACGTATAGCATTTGGTGTTTGACTTACTTGACCCGCTACTCTGCCGCCTCTTTTCTTGGTTTGAGGTTGATTGGGATTATCTGCAGCCGCGGTGTTTGTGGCACTAACTGGTGCATTGGCCATGGTGTTAGCTGGTGCTGCTGCGGCTCCCGCATCTGCCGCTGCTGCCGTTGTTGGTTCAGCAGCTGGTGCTGCTGCGGCTCCCGCTGCTGGGGGAGTTGTCGCTGCCGGTGCTGCTCCTACAGCTGGTTTAGGATCAGGTGTTGCCATCGATTTCTGCAACAACTGTAAAATTCTCTGCTTGCCTTTCTTATCTAACTTGTCTACGTTGGCTTTTACTTGTGCGTAGACTGTTTGTCCTGCTTTGGCAGTAGTCTGTTTGTCTACTGCTGCGGTTGTTTTAGCTAACGCAGCGCCAGCTGCTCCTGTTTGTGCCACAGCAGGTGCTGTACCTGTAGGACCTTGCGCATTGATATCTTTTGCTGAAGGAGTTCCGCCACTTGGTGCTGTTGGCGCTCCACCTGCATCATACCCAGGCTGTCCTTTATTAGGATCAGGATCATCGCCTACAAATGCTTTGCCAGCTTGATATCCTTTCTTCATAGCACGACCAGCACCTGCTACCCCACCTGCTACAGCTCCTACAGTGTTAGCTACACCACGGGCAGCATTACCTACAACTGAACCGATCTTATTTAAAATAGGTCCTTCTTCAAGATGTTGGGTTTCTGATTCGGTTAATAGTTCATTAATTCTCATATCAAGGCATTCCTAAAAGGTATAACTTTATTTATTAAAAACGAGCTTGCGCTCGTTTGCGTTTTCGCTTGTCGCTCAACGCGATTGTCTTCTTTTTAATAATTATTGACATTGTAATTGCGAAGCAATTCAAGTATTATGCAGATTGTTCAGTCACACTTTGCCCAGGCCGGGCAAAGATAAGAGCATTATGCGAGTTGCACAGTACACTCTAGCGTTACAGCATTACAGAGGCGGTCATCCGGTACCTCGAGCTGCGTCTTTATATGACGGCGGCTTACAAACATACGCTAACATGTTTGCAAACGTGGGGCTTATTTCCCCTCTTTTTGCCTTGTTTTTCTTTTCAAATAACCAAATCGCAGGTCTTGGTAGCGATCGTCATCCTTTCGGGTAGTGGTTAAGCACCTTTGCGGCAAGGTTTTCCATCCCTGTGTACACGTAGACCAGGTTTAGAGCGCACGAAATTGAGCCTGCGCTAGCCAAAAAACCGCTTTATTTTGCCTGAGATTGTTCTAGTAGACGCTGTCTAAGTATGTTTGATCCGCCAACTCTGACATTTATAATACCATTATAATAGTCATCAGTTTCTAAAACTCTGCGTTCAAACTGCTCTCTTGCTTCTAAATATGATAGTTCTGCCTTGGACTTGCAAAGGTAAAGTATTTCTCTTGTGAAATTTTCCGGACCTAATGTTTGGACGTCTGCGTTTAACCTATCAGATGAACCATAGTATTCGCGCCAATCGCTTTCTACTACACTTCTTCTTTTGAGTTTTTTGCCTTTGAGTGGGGGTTTGGTACGTTTGAATTGTGCTAATTTCTTGCCTATGTACTTCTGTCCGGTGGTTTTATTCGTGATTATATAAACAAAGCCAATATAGCCTTCTGGTATTTCGTCTATTATTTGATTTTGAAACGTCCATTGCACTCTTTAATTAGTTAAAGCTTCTTGCCTCTCATGCCTTTTCTGGATTCTCGCTGTGCCTTTCGTTTATCTTGTATTTCTACTCTTATGATTGATGCCTGTGTGCGTATTTCTGATAGCCATGATCTTGCTTTGATACCTGCTTCGTTGGATTTTTTGTGATGAAATCGATCCTGCCATTTAAAGTATTCTTGAAAGGCATGGATCATACGATCGTGTGCGTCCGAACTCATGCCATAATCTCTATGTCATTGCTATAACTAGTGAATCCATTTTCTTTGATCACTTTCAGCACGTGATTAACACGACTGGTCAAATCATCTCTATGTGAAATCAAGAACACATTCTTGTCACGCTCACGAGTCATGCGTTTCAACACAGCAATACTGGATTCAACACCACTAGCATCCATGCCCGAATCTACAAGTTCGTCGATAAACAACAAATTAATACTGGTGTATAGGTTTTCCCACACATCACGGAACGCCCACGACAAAGATAAGATCAATCTGTTACGTTCTCCACGGCTTAGATTGTCAAAATCTAGATCTTGTCCTAGCTGTGTGATAACCACAGTTAAATCATTCTGAAACTCCACAGTGTGAGGCAATCCGATCTTGTCCAAATAATATGTCAAACGTTGATTCAAGAACGCAAGATTCTGATCTATTATTCGTTTGCGAACAAAACTATCTTTGTTGGTCAATAACTTGTGCAAGAACTCTTGATGATCTTTAACACGCACTAGTTCGTTGAGTCCGTTCCAATCTATTTCCTGCACAGCTGTTTCTTTGAGTTCAACAATCTGATCGTCATAGGGATTTTCTTCTGCAGTCTTGATAGTAATGTCACGCTCTAGGCTGTCTAGGGTATTTTTATGGTTCAATGCTGCTTCTAAACTATCGTAGGTCACTGAAGGACACGCACCTAGTTCGCCCAGCAGCGATATTGCTTCAGTGATCACACTGAGCTCTTCGAGATGTTCGTTGATAGCGCCACGGCTTTCTTCAATCTGTGCAGACTTAGCAGACATAATTTCATTATGTTTGGCGTCGTGTAGCTCTTGGCCGCAGGTATGACATTTGTGTTCTGTTAGACTGACTAATTCTCGTTCTAGTTTGTCTAGAATACGCTGTTCTTTTTCCAAAGCTGAAGTTTGTTTAGCACTCAGTGATGCTAGACTCTCGTGTTCCTTTTTATTTGTATTCCAATCTGCTAATGCTCGCTGATTGACGATTTCTTGATCAATGTCAATGTCGCTGAGCCGATCAATGCTTTTGAGTAAATTAGTCAGAGCAGTTTCTTTTTGTTCTTCCCACATGCGTTGTTTGCGTATCAACGACTCTATGCTTTGTTGTATTCTTTCGTTGCTGGCTTTGACAGTTTCTATTCTTGTGTTTTCTGTTGCAATGCTGTCTTTGCTGATTCTAATTGCATCTTTAAGTGCTTCTGCCTTTTCTGACAGTATGGTAATTCCCAACAACTGTTCAATAATAGCACGTTGATCTGCAGCTTTCATGCTCAAAAAAGGTTCTGTGTAGGTGTTTAATGCAATGAGATGTTTGAACATCTCATGTTTCATGCCAAACACTTCTTCAATGGCCTTTTGTGTTTCTCTGCTGTCGCCTTGACTTTCGTCAAGATCGCTGAGCTCTTGTTCTTGATCATTTATACTGAATCTCAGTAAATTAGGCTTGCGACCTCGCTCGATATGATACTTGACTCCATCTTTTTCAAAAGTCACTGTACACAGCATTCCTTTGCTGTTGATCTTGTTGATAAGATTATCACGTTTGATATTAGTCAGCGCCTGTCCGTAGATGGCATAACTTAATCCGTTGATAATAGTAGTCTTGCCTGTGCCATTTCTAGCACCGCTGTCGTCACCGCCTAGGTCCATATTTTCACCTAGCACCAAGGTAAGCTGACCTTTGTCAAAATCAATGGCCTGGGTCTGATTACCCACGCTCATGAAGTTGCGCACTGTGAGATTGTTGATTTTAATCATAGTTCGTTATAGATATCCAACAGTAATTTTTTGTCATAGGTATCACTGTCTATGTTATTGATTTGATTCATTACAATAGTGTCCACAGATTCAAATGTGATGTCTATGGGATTAACAGCACTTTCTACTTCTACTTTTTCTGGAATTAGCATTAACTCACGCAGTTTATACTGCGGCATGAATTGTTCTTTGATAAAGTTTGCTTCTTCGAATGTGATAGGCAAGTCAATGGTCACACGACAATGCATCTTTTCACGCAGCAGCTCATCAGGCCTATCGATGATCTGACTCAGCTTGTAGGTTCTGTATATGGGCTGATCGGGCCAAGAATGATATTCGGGTTTGCCACCCCAATCCATGATCATCATACCACGATCGTCATCACCTGCGTCTGCATAGTTGTGCGGGAAAGCATTGCCTATATAAACCACATTGCCTTTTTGTTGCCGCTTGTGAAAGTGTCCAGTAAACACTAATTCTTGATTCTGAAAGTGTCCAGTCTGCAACTGACCGTGATCAGGCATCTGCACCATGGCATTCATATAAAAGTGCGGCAGCTCAAGATGTCCAAAAATGTATCTGCTTTTCAGTTGTTTTACAGTGGTCCATTCATCACCTATCAGCCAAGGCATGATAGTGACATCCCCTTCTGTGTATAACTCACGTATGGGCACAATGTTAGGAAACAATCTCATAAACTCTACAGAGTTGATTTCACGCTTGTCTTTGTAGAATAAATCGTGATTGCCTAGAATGAAATAGACTTTTTCAAAACTCTGACTGAGTTTTTCCAAGTTGCTCACAGTATAATTCATAGTGCTAACATCAGTGGTACTGCGATTATGATGCCAGTCACCTAGAAATATAGCTGTTTCGCAGCCTTGTGCTCGAGCTGTGTCACAAAACCAAGACACAAAATCTTCGCAGTCTTGATTATGTGTACGACTTCCGGATTTTAATCCAAAGTGTATGTCAGTGAAGCATGCAACTTTCTTAAAGAGATTCATAGATTAATTATAACAGAATATAAATGTAAGGTCAAACTCAATCTAAACTATCTGTGACAGTGACTGGTCCGGGAGCGTTCTTACCACCATTGGAGCTGTTTTGACGTGTCCATGAAGGATTCATACCATTCATTTCGAGAATGTCGTCTCGAATGTTTTGATTGCGCTTCTCCAGGTTGATAATTCTAACGAATGAATTAGTGACAGCAGCAGTATAGTAAGCAAAAGGATTATCAGATTTACTTTCATCGAATTGGAGTCCTATTTGAGTTAGTTGAAGAATAGCTTGACCTTTCATTTCGTCATTGTATGTGTAGCCTCTGACGTTGCCTCTGGTGGCATATCTCTCACAGAGCTTGATAAACATGCGAGCTAGGTCGTTGGTCATTTGTCCGTGATCTTTTGAAAACTCTCCATGATCAAGATCTCCTTTCCAATGACTTTTGCCCACACAGATCAAGTTATCGTTGTCATCATATTTCCAATGCTGGAAAGGCGGAAAGTTTACTTTGTCATGACTGTCAGCAGTGTTTTTAAGAGTTTTCTTACGGCCCGGCGCTAACGGTATGTGTGTAAAGGTCATCACACGAAAAACTAGATCTTGTTTCTGCACTTTGCGATAATCAACTTCAAACTCTTTAGCTGGCATTTTTTTACCAGCTGCGTATACAGCTGCTTCGTGTGCAGCCTTGGCCATTTTAGATGCTCTATTTCTTTTGGCTTCTGCGATAGTGCGTATGTTCAGTTTGTCTAATGTTGTGACAATTAAATCGTATTCTTCGTATGCAGGGTCTGTGAAACTACAGTAGGTATTCTTGCTTAGGTGTATTTCTCTTAGTAAATCTTTGTTGGTTAGATACTTAATTTTAGGCACAATCATTAGTTAGAATTCTCCGTTATATGTTATATAATAGCACATTTTTATCATAATAAATAGTCTATATGACAAGGAAATCTGCTCAAAATGGCTCGTAAGACTTATCCCAACACGCCGGAAGAAGAAGCCGCTAGCATAAATGCGAAGAGCGGCAAGCCTGATAGCATCACCGCTGCACAAGTGTCCAACAATCGCGCACTTAATGAAAAATTAACAGCGGCATTTGGATTCGGCGGCGATAAAGCACCATCTTCGGGACCCGGCAGTAATCCTGTGGCTCCGTTTTCACAACTGGTAGCAGGTATTTCGGAAAACATCAGCCAAGCCACTAACGAAGGGCAAGCTGCCCTGCCAGACGCTACTTCTGTCATGGACAAACTCAAACTTGACGACAAGGTTTCTGATCTATCTGGCGGATTTAAATCAGGATTAAACCAGTTAGCAGGAGGTGCAAAAAACTTCGGAGCCAGTGCTATGGGTGGTAACAATACCATACAAAGTGCTGTGGGAGGTGCAGTTGATAAGCTAAGAACAGTTGCAGGTTCGACGAGTAACATAGCAGCAGATATCTCCGGAACAATTAACAAACTCACTGGTGGCAATCTTGCAGGCGGATTAATGAAAGCTGCCGGCGAAATCAGTGGAGCAGCAGGCATGCTCAACAATATACTTAGTCTCAAGCGAGGCATCAACATACCCAAAGGGGCAGAAGTGTTTGCACCACAAGGGCAGGCTATACAGTTGAAAGCAGGATCCAAGGATGATTGGCGAGTGCGTATAAATTGTGAATGGAATACTTTTAATAGTCCGTTATTCGGAGTTCTCAAACAAACTGGCGGTGTGGTATGGCCATACATGCCTAACATCACTGTCAGCACCAAGGCAGAATACAATACTATACCTATAACTCATGCCAACTATTCTCAATACAGTTACAAAAACAGTGTGGTTGATGATATATCAATCAGCGGTGAGTTCAGTTGTGAAACTGCCACAGACGGCGCCTACTGGATAGCAGCAACTACATTTTTTAAGACAGCTACCAAGATGTTTTTTGGGCAAGGTGATCTTGCAGGTAATCCTCCTATTATTTGTAATCTCACAGGTTACGGTAGTCATGTGTTTGACAAGGTTCCTGTGATTATAAAATCATTCTCAGTGGATTTCAAAGACGATGTAAACTACATCAAATGTGATCCTTTTCAGAACGGCAAATACACTTGGGTGCCTGTGTTGAGCACAATAACAGTGCAAGTAGCGCCTGTATACAGCAGACAAGGACTGAGAAAATTTAGCTTACAAGACTATGCTAGAGGCAAAATGTCCGGTGAAGGCCAAGTAGGATATATCTAATGGCAAAATACTCTAAAACCAGTCCCTGGTCTGATACTAGGCAGAATAATTTTTATCTCGATCTCTTAGAGATTAGACCAGTGCCAGCCGAAGCAGATGATTTTCGATATGTGATTGAAAACCAATACAGGCATCGACCCGACCTTTTGGCCTATGACGTATATGGCAATGCCAAACTATGGTGGGTGTTTGTACAAAGAAACATGAGCGTTATCAAAGACCCTATATACGATTTTGAGCCAGGAACTGTGATATACTTGCCAAAAAAAACAAACCTTGCAAAGTTTCTAGGAGTATAAATGGTCGCTAGATTTTTAGCCAACGCTATAGAACAGTTTAAACCAGACGGCACCCGGGCTATTGCAGAATTTACCAACAGCAATCTTGCCATAGGCAATGCTGTGAGAACGACCCTTGAAGTTCCAGCACGAGCCTCTGACATGCTGGAAAATGGTAAATCTAATCAGGAAACAAAAACAAACACCACAGCTGCATCGGCTAAGAAAAATCTACCTGCATTAGTTCGTAATCCCATGGAAGTGTTTGCCAGTAATAATGTGTTGTGGACATTGGCATGTTTGACTCCGCAGCAGTTTAACGATCCTAAAACTTATAGAGATAATCCGTCAGCATTGAAAAATTTAGTGTTTTCATCTGCAGGACGATTCGACGCAGACAGAGTGGCGACATTTTTTGGCAGTCCGGAATACTACATCAACAACTTTGTAATGCAGACAGTGATAGGAGCCAATGAAGCCACAGGCAACAGCAATGCTGTTAAATTTTCATTTGATATAATTGAACCGCATTCTATGGGACTGTTGTTACAAAGCATGCAGAATGCCGCAGTAAAAGCAGGATATCTTAGTTACCTAGACAACGCACCATTTGTATTGCGGATGGATATTCAGGGATTTAATGAACTAGGACAAAATTTGTCTCAGATAAAACCCAAGTATTTTGTAATGAAACTGTCGTCTACTAAGTTTACAGTCAATGAAGGCGGTAGTGTATATAAAGTAGAAGCAATTCCATATAATCATCAAGGATTTTCTGATGCTATCAACACCACTTATAGTGATGTAAAAATATTTGCCAGCGGCAAAGGTCATGTATTTGATTTGTTGTCGGGCAGCGAGGGCAGTCTTGTAGCATATCTCAACAAGAATGAAGACAAATTAAAGGCCGAAGGAAAGATCACCGAAAAAGATGAATATGTCATCCAGTTTCCTATACTGTCCAGTGACTGGCAAAGTTCAGCAGGCAATCAATCAGAAGTTAAAAAGGCAACGGTAAATCCATCCGAAGGAGCCTCTACTAAATCAGCAGTGCAAAGCTCTATGATTAAAACAGATCCTCAGCTACTGGATCAGAACAACATAGCCTCTGCAAGTTTGGGATTTGATCAAAGTTCTGGCGGTCGTGCAGTTTTCAAGCGAGCTGGTGATCAATACGATGAAAAAACAGGTGTGTTAAAAAGAGAAGGCATGACCATAGATCCAAAAACTCGAGCCTTTCAATTTGGACAGAGTCAGTCATTGACAGCAATTATTAATCAAGTGATCCTCAGTTCGGAATATGCCACCGAAGCCTTAGAACCTAAATTTCTAACACCGCAGGGATTTATCAAGTGGTTTAAACTAGATGTGCAAATAGAGCTGTTGAAATTTGATGTTATCACAGGCGATTATGCAAAAAAGATCACTTACAGGGTAGTGCCATATCTAGTGCATCAAAGCATATTTGCCAACGCCACATCCGCACCGGTGGGTTATGCGGAACTAATGAAAGATGTAGTCAAAGAATACCAATACATCTACACCGGACAAAATGTAGATATTCTTAGTTTCAGTATTGACATCAATAATTTATTCTATGCAGGAGCAAATCCTAAACCAGAAGCTGATGCCGCTAAAACTTCCACACAAGATCAAAACGCAGCTGAAACAAAGAATTCTTCTACTAAAACAGGTAAAGGACAAGCTGCGGAAGTGCAGTCTGCACAAACCGGTAGAGCTAGACCAAAACGTGATCCTAGACTATTGAAAGGATTCAAAGGCGGTTCTGAATACAAAACTGTTGAACAAAACGTTGCAGAGAATTTTCAAGAAGCGTTTATCAGTGGCAGCAGTGCTGACATGGTCACGGTAAATCTTGAAATACTTGGTGATCCTTATTGGTTGATAGATTCGGGAATGAGTAACTATTTTGTAGGAGCCGCTTCGCCCACAGCACAGATAACAGACGATGGCACTATGAACTATGAAAGCGGCAACGTCTATATCTATATGACATTCAGAACTCCAGCTGATGTGAACACATTAACTGGTCTATACGATTTTTCAATAGCAGGAAAGGAAAGCCCTTTTGGCGGTATATATAGAGTTGTCAGCTGCGAAAATCAATTCAATGATGGAAATTGGAAACAGAAATTGAAATGTATTAGAATGCCAGGCCCACAAGGACCGGAAGTCAACGAAACTATTACCGGAGACAAAGCATCAGTGGTAGACAAAGCAGATGTGCCAGCGGTAGAAATAGGCGACAAAGAACCGCCAAAAACATCATTGGTTGACAGCAGTGCTTCTAGCTCTACAGTTGGAGCTGACACTGCATCCTCTAGCACAGGCGCTCAACCAACCACTACATCTAATCAACCCCAACGAAGAGTGGGCTTTAGATATTATCGAGATCTAGGACAAAATTAATGGCAGAATTATCAAGACCGTCAGTTGATGATGAAGGCAGAAGCGGTGGGTTAACCACGGGCATATACATCGCCCGAGTTATCAGTCATCTTGACCCTTCCTTCATGGGATCTATCGAAGTTACCTTATTGAAAGATCAGTCAAACGCATCAGGTGACGACAGTCAAACTTTTATTGTGAAATACGCATCGCCGTTTTTCGGTTATACTCCATTTGAATTCATGGGAAACAACGATGGATCAAAGTCAACCATTGACGGGTTCAGCGACACACAGAAATCATACGGCATGTGGTTTGTACCGCCGGATGTTGGTGTTAATGTGTTGGTATTGTTTGTCAATGGCGATCCTGCAGCAGGTTATTGGTTTGCCTGCGTACCTGGCATCAACATCAATCACATGGTACCAGCCATAGCTAGCAGCACTGTAAACAGTTTAGATGCTGAAGATAAAAAAAGATATGGTAATACTACCTTGCCCTTGCCTGTGGCTGAAATCAACAAACGCATCAATGGCGACACGCAGGAAATTGATCCAGAAAAATATCCCAGAGTAGTCCATCCTATAGCAGATAGATTTCTCGAACAAGGTTTGTTAGAAGATGATGTCAGGGGATTCAATACAAGTTCACCGAGGCGAGAAGCTCCTAGCATGGTGTTTGGTATATCTACTCCAGGTCCGCTTGATCGCAGAACCAGTGCTAAAAAACAACAAATAGGCAAATCAGACAGTCAGGCCACTGTGCCAGTGAGTAGATTAGGTGGCACACAGTTGGTCATGGATGACGGCAATGATAGATTTCACAGAGAAAAATCTGCTGCAGAAGGTCCAGTGAAATACATCGATCTTTTAGATCCTACTAATCAGAAAAAAGGTGATACAGGATCTGCAACGATCCCTGCTAGTGAATATTTTAGAGTAAGAACAAGAACTGGGCATCAGATCCTGATGCACAACTCAGAAGATCTAATCTATATTGCTAATGCTCGTGGCACAGCATGGATAGAACTTACCAGCAACGGTAAGATCGATGTCTATGCACAAGACAGCATCAGTGTGCATACACAGCAAGATCTCAACATACGTGCTGCTCGAGATATAAATCTAGAAGCAGGTAGAAATATCAATATGAGAACTGAATCGGGTAAGTGGCACGTAGAAATTGCCACAGACATGGAATTTTTAATCAACAATGATTCTAAACTCACAGTGGGTGCTAACCTAGATATATTAGTCGGAGCCAAGACTAAAATATCCACCAACAACGATCTAGATATTGCATCCGGAGCAGAAACTAAAATTAGCTCCACTTCAGATATCAATTTAGGTAGTGGCGCAGAAGTCAAAGTCAACGGTACTAAAATATTTTTTAACGGTCCTACAAACGCAGAAACTGCCGAGGCTGCTGACTTTGTAAGACCCTATGATCTCAGAGACAATTTAGCCACTAGCACTACAGCAGGTTGGGACAAGCGTTACCAAGCCGGCATTGTAAAAAGCTTCATGAAACGCATACCCATGCATGAGCCTTGGGCCTTGCATGAACATAGAGCACCGCAATTATTAACTCCAGATAAAACTGACAGGGACACCTAAAACATGGCCACAAGACTATACAACCAACAAACAGCAGCGCAGCGTTCTGCTACGGTAACGCAGAATCAAGGTCAGTTCACCTATAAAGGATTCAGCTCTACTGAAGCTAATAAGAACTTTAAGCTATACGATATCAATCTTGTCAAGCAGGATTTGATCAATCATTTTTATATTCGCAAAGGCGAAAAACTGGAAAATCCGGAATTCGGCACAGTGATCTGGGACATGCTGTTTGAACCATTTACTCCTGATGTCAAAGAAATCATAGCCAAGGACGTAGAAGCCATCATCAACTATGATCCGAGATTTGCAGTCACTGAAATCAACATAGACAGCACAGATCAAGGCATGCGTATTCAAGCAGATTTGGTGTATATTCCGTTTAACATCAATGAACGTATGACCTTGAACTTTGACAAAAACAACAGTGTGATTAACTAAGCAGTTTATTTTTAAGGGTAAATATTGGTATGACTACAACTAGCAGACAAAACAATCTCATACTGAATCAAGATTGGACCAGGATATATCAGACCTTTAAAAACGCGGATTTCCGCAGCTACGACTTTGAAAATCTGCGCAGGGTTATTATCACATACCTACGTGAAAACTACCCAGAAGATTTCAACGACTATATAGAATCATCAGAATACATGGCATTGATAGATGCCGTAGCGTTCTTGGGCCAGAGCCTAGCATTCCGCATAGATCTTGCCAGCCGTGAAAACTTTATTGAACTAGCGGAGACCAAAGAAAGTGTGCTGCGTATTGCTCGCATGCTCAGTTACAATGCCAAACGCACAGCAGCCGCCAGCGGACTTTTAAAATTTGTTTCAGTATCTACCACTGATACTATCGTCGACAGTAATGGCAAGAATCTTGCCCAACAGTTGATAACCTGGAACGACCCTACCAATACCAACTGGTTAGAACAATTTCTCACTGTGTTGAACAGTGCTATGGCCGACAACACAGAATTTGGTCGCAGCCAAGGTTCTGCTACCATCCAAGGAATTCCCACAGAGCAATATAGATTCCGAACTGTGGGCACAGATGTACCTTTGTTCTCGTTTACCAAGACTGTGGCCAGTAGAAGTGTAAATTTTGAAATAGTCAGCACATCTTTCAAGAACAGTGAAAATATCTATGAAGAGCCTCCAGTTCCGGGTAACCAATTGGGATTTATATATAAAAATGATGGATCTGGACCAGGCAGTGCTAACACAGGATTTTTTATACAGTTCAAGCAAGGTAGTTTGGAACTAGCAGATTTTTCTATAGATGTACCAACTACCAACGAAAAAATTGCAGTAGACGCAGGTAATATCAATAATGACGATGTGTGGTTATTTTCTCTTAATTCGCAAGGTGCCCAACTGGAAGAATGGACCAAAGTATCATCGTTAGTAGGTAATAATATTGCATATAACAGTGTAACACAAGACATACGCAACATATATGCTATCAACACCAAAGAAAATGACAACATAGATCTCGTATTCGCAGACGGCGTTTACGGAAATCTACCGCAAGGAGCATTTAGGGTATTTTATAGAACCAGCAATGGTCTATCCTATACCATATATCCCAACGAATTAAGAGGTATTAACATTTCTGTATTATACAGAAACAAAAATAATGTTGAGCATACACTTACTATAGGGTTGGCTTTACAGAGCACTGTAGCAAACTCAGCAGCATCGGAAGACATAGACACCATCCGAGCAAATGCGCCAGCAGTGTATTACACTCAGAATAGAATGATCACTGCAGAAGATTATAATCTTGCTCCGTTGTTAGGATCGCAAAACATTGTAAAAATAAAATCAGTCAACAGAACCAGCAGCGGCATCAGCAGAAATTTTGACATCATTGATGCCACGGGAAAATACAGCAGTATAAACGTATTTGGTGATGACGGATATCTTTATAAACAAGAAGACGAATCGGTATTGTCATTTAAATTTACCAGTAGAATAGACATCATTAACTTTCTTAGACGCAGCATAGAACCAGTTTTTACTGACGCAGAAATTTACAATTTTTATTTTACCAAGTTTGATAAAATACTTTTCACAGATACCAACACAGTGTGGCAGTCTATTTCCACAGCAACCAGCACAGGCTATTTTAAAAATGTGGTAGATAACTCACAATTGTTGGTAGGTGCATATTCAACAAGTAACTTAAAATATGTGTTGACTAACGCAGCTGTGAAATTTACAGCCCCCGCAGGCAGTAGATTTAAAAAAGGAAAAATTGTTCCAGCTGATGCCAATGACGCAGATCAAACAGACTATATCTGGGCGAAAATTATCAAAGTTTCCGGCGACGGCCGCTATGTCAAAGGTCTCGGTCCTATATTATTGAATATTGTAGTGCCAACAGGTGCAATTGCTACACGAATACTGCCAAGATTTGTCAATGATTTACCTACGGCATTAGAAACAGAAATAGTTAATCAAGTTTTTGAAAATCAAAATTTTGGTTTGCGTTATGAATCTTCTGAATCGCAGTGGAAATTAGTGACCAGTAACAATTTGAATCTTATAGATGATTTTATTCTTGGCAAGGCCGGAGATACCACAAACACAAATATAGATAGTTCTTGGATTGTGGCATTTGTCAAACAACCCGATAGTTACACAGTGAGAATTAGAAAGCTTGGTTATATTTTTGGTAGTGTCAATCAGAATAGATTTTACTTTGACTCAAATGAAAAACGTTACAATGATCAATTAGGGGTAGTAGTAAAAGATCAAATCAAGGTTCTAGGAGTCAATACTGGCAAAGATTTTGTCACACAGCTGATTCAAGATTTTCCTTTTGAAATCAGCGATACAATAAAGTTCAGTGACGGCTATGAAAGCACTAGTGAAATCAAACTAAGTTTTAGAGACTCCGACGATGACGGCGTTATAGATAATCCTGAAGCATTTGAAAATATAGTAGGTGTTGATACGGATTTAAATTTTTTATTTTTCCAAGCTACTAACGATATCTACGGTAACAGAATCAGCACACTAATTGATAACTCTACAGATTTCATATTAATCAGAGACAAACAAGACAATATAGATTTTACAGATGTGTTATCATATCCTGATCAACAATTGATTTATTTTTATGACATTGGTGAAAATGTGATTAAACGAGTAAATCGAACAACTAATATCCTAGATATCGCTAGTGAATATTCTGCAGTTGTGGGTAGGAGAAATCTCAAGTTTCAATATATACATAACGCCAGCGTTGATAGAAGAATAGATCCTTCCTCTAGCAACATTATTGATATCTATCTGTTAATTAGAAGTTATGATGAAAGTTACAGAATATATCTTGCAGGCGGCACTGATATAGAACCAGTAGCACCGACCAGCGAGATTCTAAGAACCACATTTGGATCTGCGTTATCTTCGATAAAAAGCATCAGTGATGATATAATATATCATCCTGTAAAATATAAAGTGCTGTTCGGGGCCAAGGCTGATCCTGCATTTCAGGCCGTGTTCAAGATTGTAAAAAATCAAAATCTGTCTATCAACGACAACGATCTCAAGGTAAGAATCATTTCAGCTATCAATAATTTCTTTGATATCAACAATTGGGATTTTGGAGACAGATTCTATATGGGCGAACTTACCACGTATATTTTAAATACTGTAGCTCCGGACCTAGCAAATATTGTGATCATTCCAAGACAAACAAGTCAGGCATTTGGCAGTCTTTTTGAAATACAAAGCAATCCTGATGAAATTTTAATTAGCGCAGCCACAGTTGATGACATAGAAATTGTATCTGCGATTACGGCTGCTGAAATAGGTATAAGAACAAACACAAGTGTGCAATCTGAAAATGAACAAGTTACAACATACCAGACTAGTAGCGGAGGATACGTTTAATGGCTGATAATACATTTCCTAAAAGCGAGTTGCCTATACGCAGATCAGTCGAATTACTACCTACAATTTTTCAAACTCCTGCTAATGATAAATTTTTATCTGCAGTAGTTGATCCGCTGATTCAACCCGGTGTGTTAGATAAAGTAGTAGGTTATGTGGGTCGTAGATATGACAAAACCTATAACGGCAATGACGTATATGTTGATACAGATGCTACTTTGAGAAGCAGCTATCAGCTCGAACCTGGAGTCATATTTAAAAATCATGATAAAATAGAAAATTTCTATGACTACATAGATGTCAAAAATCAACTGAAATTTTTTGGAAATTCCATTGAACGAGATGACAAGCTGACCGATCAAACTCACTACACATGGAACCCTCCCATAGATTGGGACAAATTCATAAACTATCGTGAATACTATTGGGAACCATTAGGTCCACGCAGCATTAATATTACTGGTCAATCTGCGGACATAGTCAGCACATATAAAGTTGTGCTAGGAACAACAAGAAATTCATTTGTCTTTAGTCCTGACAGCTACACGAATAATCCCACTCTAACTTTATTCCGCGGCCAAACATATAAATTTAAAATTAATGCTCCTGACGAAGGCTTTAACTTACGCACCAATTTTGATTCCGGCTCACTACTGTTTCGACCCAACCAACCGTATCGTGCAGGAAGTTTTGCTGTGTATGATTCAAAATTATGGAGAGCAATTCGTGATGTGTCTGTTTTAGATGCCAGTTCTATTGCCATTGATAGTCAAGATTGGCAGTTTGTTGAATCAGCTAACCAAGGCGCAGCACTTGCCTATGACAAGGGTGTTACAAACAACGGAATTGAAAACGGAACATTGACTTTTACTGTGCCGTATGATGCACCCGATGTCCTTTATTATCAAAGCAACATCACTCCCGATGCATTTGGTAGATTCGTCATCTCCGACATAGAAGAAAATACAGCGATTAATGTAGAGCTAGAGATACTTGGAAAAACCACATATACCAGCGGCAATGCTGTGGAGTTTTCAAACGGAATGATTGTGGAATTCGATGGCAAAGTCACTCCCTCAAAATATGCCAAAGACCTGTGGTTGGTAGAAGGAGTAGGCACGGCTATTACCTTAACACGATTCACCGATCTAGTTGTGCCGGAGTTAAGCGCAAACGTTCCTGAAATATTATTCGACAACGAAGGCTTTGATACTCAGCCGTTTGACGATGCCACTGAATATGCTGCATTTAAAGATTATATCACTATCGCTAGAAACAGCCTAGACAACAATCCGTGGAGCCGATATAATCGTTGGTTTCATCGGTCAGTATTGGAAAAAGCCTACAAACTACGAGGGCAAGATTTTCCAGCCACAGAAACTTCTAGAGCCAAACGGCCTATAATCGAATTTCTGCCTAATCTACAACTGATTAATCATGGAACCACGGCAAAAATGTCTGTGGATTACATTGATACAAATACTGCCGATGTATTTTCAACCATCGAAGGATCGACGGGCTACAGTGTAGATGGTGAATTTTTATTCAACGGTGCAAGAATTTTAGTGATAGCAGACACTGATAGATTAGCAAACAACAAAATCTACACAGTGCAATTTATCACTCATACTAATTCAAAACAGATACATTTGCAGGAAACTGAAGATACAGAATCAATACTTGGACAAGGGGTAGTTGTCACCAGAGGCAACAAAAACAAAGGATTGATGTATCACTTTAACGGATCAAACTGGGTAGCTAGTCAGCGAAAAACCACAGTTAATCAACCACCATTGTTTGATGTTTTTGACAGCGATGGAATAAGTTTCGGTGATACCACAACGTATTCCGACACAGAGTTTTTAGGTTCGCATCTCCTTAGCTATAAGCCCGGCAATGGTAGAATCGACAGCGAGTTAGGTTTTAGACTTAGTTATCTCAATATAGACAATATTGGAGACATTGAATTTAATTGGAATTGGGAAACACAAACGTTTCGATACAGTGTCGATAGAAAGCCTGTGACACAAAAAATCTCTACTGGTTTTTATAAACTGGGATCTGATGTGTTTGCCAACGGGTGGCAGAAATTAAACAATACATATATCCAACCAATAATTGATAATCTTATAGTAGACACTGCTACTGATACATTGACATTTAACACAGTGAAATGGGATAATCTCACAGTCGATCCCGATATAAATTTTTATCTCAACGGAAACAGATATCTAGGTAATTGGACTCGAAGTCGAAATGTATTTGTATTTGATAAAACATTTGCTGCCAAAGATGCCGTGGTAATCAAGATCATTGCTGACATAGAACCTGATCAAGGATATTATGAAATGCCAATAGGCATTGAAAAGAATCCCCTTAACACTGCAATTCAATCATTTACACTCGGGCAGGCCACTAATCATATTGCCAGTGCGATAGAATGGGACAACGAGTTTATTGGTATTTTACCAGGAGTCAGCAATCTAAGAGATCTTCAAGATTACAGATATCATGCGTCAAGATTTTTAAAACACAGCGGTAATACGCCGTTGGCAGTAATGGCATTATGTGACAAAACCCATAACATAGTCAAAGCCATACAATATGCTGAAAAAGAATATACAATTTTTAAAAATAATTTTTTACAACGGTCTGTAGAAATCGATTACAATGATACAGTAAATGATTTTGTAGATGACATCATCAATAGTCTTACATCTGTAAAAACTGCACAAGATGCATTTGCTGATTCAGATATGATCGGAGCAGGCGCATTTACTGCGTTGACCACAGTGGTAGAAGACACAGGGATACGCACGTTTTCCTTGTCACAACCATTTGATCTTACAAAGCCTAGTAGCAGAGCAGTGTATGTATACAAAAATGACACACAGTTATTACATGGTGTTGACTATGTGTTTGACGTGACATTTAGCTTTGTGAAATTATTAGTAACACTAGAGTTATTAGATATCATAGAAATCAGAGAATATCTCAGTACATCTACTAATCATATCCCACCTACCCCGACCTCTATGGGACTGTATAAAAAATACACTCCTTCCAAATTTCTCGATGACACATATCAAGAGCCTAGATATGTCATACAAGGTCACGACGGCAGTATAACAGCAGCTTACGGAGATTACAGAGATGACCTACTATTGGAATTAGAATTACGTATCTACAACAATATCAAGCAGGAATATGATTCTGCAGTGTTCGATATAGATCAAATATTAGCCGGTTATTATGGAGTTGGTGAATACACCAAAACTCAGCTAGACAGTGTGATAGTCCAAGATTTTTTGAAATGGATACAAAATACCAATATCAATTATACTGTAAATGAATATTTTGACAGTGAAAACTCATTCACTTATACCTATTCAAACATGTCTGACCCCACCAAGACCAAAAACATACCTGGTTGGTGGAGAGGAGTGTATCAACATTTCTATGACACAGACAGACCACATCGCTGTCCTTGGGAAATGTTGGGATTCAGTCAACAACCGGACTGGTGGGAAGCCGAATACGGGGCCGCTCCTTATACCAGCAATAACTTGATATTGTGGGAAGATCTCGAAGCCGGCATTATTCGCCAAGGCGTTCGAGCAGGTCGTTATGATAGATACAAACGACCCGGGTTATCGTCGCACGTCCCTGTAGACGGTGACGGCAAGTTGCTGAGTCCGTTGGATTCGAATCTTGCAAAAGATTTTTCGTTGATTAATAATCGCGGACCTTTCGTACTAGGAGATGTCAGTCCAGTTGAACATGCCTGGCGATCTAGTTCAGAATGGCCCTATGCAGTAATCACAGCCATGTGTGTGATGAAACCATTCGAATATATTCCTGACAATTTTGATAGATCAAAATTCACCAAAAATAAACTAGATCAATATATAAATTCAGACACAGGATTGTTTGTAACTATCTCAGATGTTGCAAGGCATGTGTCTGAAGCTAATAATATAGGCCTAGTGAGATATCTCACTAGTTACATAAAATCACAAGGCTTGCCTGTAGATAGTCTACAGAAAAAAATAGAAAAATTAGATGTGGCCCTAAGTTTTAGAATGAGTGGATTCGTAGATCAGCAACAACAGAAGTATCTACTAGACTCTAAAAATCCTTCTGCTAAATCTAAAAGTATTTTCATACCTCCTGAAAACTATGATATTATATTCAATGTCAGCAGTCCAGTAACTACGGTTAGTTACAGTGGAGTTCGATTAGAAAAAACTGGAGGCGGCTGGATAGTAGCAGGTTATGATGACATACATCCCTATTTCAATTATCATCAGCCACAAGCCAGCAGCAAAGATCCAGTGATTTCAGTAGGCGGTTTAAGTGAACCGTTCACAGACTGGGTTGAAGAAAAAAACTACAATAACGGTGTATTAGTAAGATATCAAAGCAATTTTTATCGTGCATTGAAGACACATCGCAGTACCGACGAGTTTGATCGCAATCAATGGCAGAAATTAAGAGACGTTCCTAAATTAGGCGCGGTAGAAGCACTGAGAAGACGAGTTTTTAATACCATCACAGTGCGACAGATGAGCTATGGCACATTGCTAACCAGTATACAACAAGTGGTGGATCTGTTGTTAGGTTATGACAGTTATCTTAAAACACAGGGTATTGTATTCAATAACTATGATCCTCAGAATGCTACTAGCCAGGATTGGTTAAGTGCTGCCAAAGAATTTATGTTTTGGACCAAACACAATTGGGAACCTGGCGCAATTATAGCTCTAAGCCCCTCAGCGCAAAAATTAGAAATTAATGTGCCTGTAGGAACACCGGATAATCTCTTAGACGGATTCTATGACTACCAGATACTTAAAGGCGATGGCACAGTATTGGCTCCTAGATTTATTAATGTTAATAGAAGTTTTCAGAATTTTAAATTAGAAACAACAAATACCACTGACGGTATATATTACGCACGGTTACATTATGTTATCAAAGAGCATGTAACTGTATTTGATGATCGTACCGTATTTAATGATATCATCTATGACAAGACCACAGGATACCGGCAAGGACGCATAAAAATGCAGGCTTTCCGTACAGTAGATTGGGACGGAGATTACACCAGTCCAGGATTTTTATTCGACAATGTCGATATACAAGTTTGGCAACCGTTCAAAGATTACAAATTAGGAGACATTGTATCTTACAAATCATATAGTTGGACTAGTTTAGTTAATCAATTAGGTTCGGAAAACTTTAACGATGCGACGTGGACTAAATTAGATTCCACTCCTGTTAAACAACTGGTTTCTAATTTTGATTACAAAATAAATCAGTTCAGTGACTACTTTGAAACTACATCACAAGGTATAAATCAAAGTCAACGAGAACTTGCTAGACACGCTATAGGATATCAACAGCGAGATTATCTACAAAATCTAGCAGAAGATTCTGTGAGCCAATTTCAACTATATCAAGGATTTATCAGAGAAAAAGGTACAGCAAACAGCATAACCAAGATATTTGATAAGTTAAGTAGATCTTCGGCAGGCAGTGTTACTCTCAATGAAGAATGGGCATTTAGACTAGGACAAGTTGGCGGCACGGACCAGTTTACAGAAGTTGAAATACAGTTGGAAAAAGCTAAATTTAAACTGAATCCTCAGCTGCACATTTCTAATCTCTCAGTGAATTCCCAAGTTGTAGATTCATTCTATCGTATCACTGCCACCGATTTCACTATTGCTCCTGTGCCCTACACAGCGGATTTTTTACCTACTACGACACAGACTGAGCCGTTGTTCACAGCTGGTTACGTAAGTGCCGGTCAGTATCAACATACTATTCGAACCTTGGATGATTTAACTACCTTAGCCATCGATACAGTTAACGAAAATGATCACATCTGGGTGACGTTTTATCAAGATTCGTGGCAAGTTCTACGAGTAAATGAATCTTCGCTGCTTTATGTAGTGGCAGTAGCCAGACCAGACGATACCATAGTGATACTAACACTAAATCGTCCACACGTTATATCAGTTGATGACTACATAGGTATTCGTGAAATTGCAAATCTGCAAGGATTTTTCAAGATCAGTGCAGTAACAAACACAACCATAACAATCACAGTAAACGCAGATATAGATGATCCTGAGATAGACACAAGTACCACAGCTAATCTGCAGTTACTAACCGTTGCTAGATTTTTTGATTATTCTAATATTGATCAACAGGCCGCAGCACTGTTAAAAAACAAATCTTTGGTCTTTGTTGATAATAATAAAAATGATCAATGGGAAGTTATTGAAAAGAATAAAACTTATTCTGCAAAAAATATAGACAGTATTGGGATATCTAATCCATTAGGCTTAGGCACTAAGGTCATATATGACAATGCTAATAAACATACTATTGTTGCTATTCCTCAGTCAGGTTTTGTAAATGTATATGTGGAAACTGATACAGGCCTTTCGTTAAAACAAATCATAGCACCGCCAGTTGGTTTCTTTGAAACAGCGTTAGGATCGTTTGGCGACAAGATAGCAGTTAGTCCGGACGGCAAATATCTTGTAATAGGTGCTCCTACAGCCAGCGGAGTGACCAGTAGATTTCGAGGTGCTTGGGCAGTAGATGTGTTTTATGCACAGGATGATATTGTCGTATATGGCGGTAGATTGTATCGAGCTCTGAACGCTAACACAGCAGTCGTTGACGGTAGTTCGGAAATAGCTGTAAATTCAGATGACTGGATCCCCCATACCACAGTCATTCCTGCACAGACATCAGCAAGCGATTTTGGATACTATCAGCAGGGCATGGTTGCTATCTATGAATTTGTCGGCGGCAGGTATGTCAATGTCTCAGCATTTGTGTCTCCTAGACCCGCTGACAATGAAAAATTTGGTTCTGAAATTGCCATTGGCGTAAACGGATCTGAATACTATTTGGCAGTATCTGCTGTAGGATCTTACAACAACACAGGCAGGGTATATCTCATCAAAGGCACAGGAACAGAGTGGATACATATGGAAAATCCTTTGTATAAAGGCATATACAATCTATCCGATTCCTACAAGCAAGGTGACATAGTATGGCAAGCAGCACAAGATCCTATCTTAGAAACAGCACGTGGCAATTTATGGCAGAGTCTAGACGGATCAACATCAGATGGAAGCACTATCACTCTTGATTCACAGAATTGGCTGAAAGTTAGCGACATATCAACACACTGCTCTCTACCAACAAATATCTCTGTGGAAGATGATGGTTCCACACAGGAGTTTACAACCACTGGACTGTTAACTAACACTCAGAAAGCAGAACTAGTCAAGCAAGGAGATCAGTTTGGTTTTTCTATGGCCATGAGTGGCGATGGAAATATTTTAGTTATAGGTGCTCCAAACAGCGATGGACAATATTTTGCAAACTATCGAGGACTATGGAGACCAGACGTTGAATATGTTGAAGGAGAGACTGTAAGATTTCAAGGATCACCTGGCACAGCATATCAATATTATCAATTAGGTAACACATTTGACAGTACAGACAGCACGTATCGTAGCTATAATGAAGATCCATCTGCTAGTGTTAATTGGCATCAGGTAGGAGACAGCACTACTACACCTAGCGGTAAGATTTTTGTATATAAAAAAACTGCATACGATTCCTATGAATTTGTTCAAATGATCAATGCTGGCACACTGTCGTCGTTCACCGACATAGATTCTGGGTTGGTGATTAGTACTGGGGATCAGTTTGGATTTGCCATGGATTTAGATGCCAATGGAAATACACTAGTAGTTTCTAGTCCTAGGTCAGATGTAAACTATCAAGATCAAGGTGCAGTATATGTGTTAGAATTAGATCAATCAACAACTGAATTCCGAGTAAAACAGCGTCTGCAAAGTTATGAAATCTATGCTGATGAATATTTTGGTTTTGCCGTATCAGTGAGTCCAGACAGTTCTAAAATAGCAGTCGGTGCTAGAAATACAAAAACACCTTTCTCTATCAATTTTGATCTACTAGAAGGCACAACATTTGATAATGCAAGAACAAGATTTTATATTGATCAAGGATTTACTGGTGGTGTCTATGTGTTTGACAACAAAGATCAAATATTCTTTCTTACAGAAAAACTAGACAGCGATCTACAGACAGACGAATCATTTGGACACAGCATAGACTGTATAGGTTCAAAAATACTAGTAGGATCACCTTATTATAAAAACACATCTACCAAAGCATATCAAGGCATAGCACGTCTGTTCACAGCTAGTGCAGATGCAAGTTGGACTGTGCTTACAAGCCAACGACCATTGGTAGATTTAAGAAAAATTAAAAAAATTGAACTTTATGACAATGTAAACAATGTAAAAATACAAGACATAGATTTCGTCGATGCAGCTAGAGGAAAAATTCTTAATATAGCTGAGCAAGAAATAAAATACAAAACTCCATATGATCCTGCAGTGTATTCAATAGGAACTGCTGAAGTAGTAGTAGATTCCACAATAAACTGGTTAGAAAAAAATGTAGGAAAATTATGGTGGAATACTAGCACTGCAAAATTTCAATATGCAGAACAAAAAGATTCTGCTTACAAAACAGGAAATTGGAATCAACAGGCAGTGGGTTCGAGCATAGATGTGTATGAGTGGGTCGAAACTGTGTTATTGCCTAACGAATGGGCAGCATTGGCAGACACTAATGCAGGACTAGCTCAAGGAGTTAGCGGACAACCATTATATCCCAACAATGATGTTTACAGTGTGAAATTTTTCTTTAGCCCAACCACTGGACTTGTCTCAGAAACATTATATTATTATTGGGTACGTAGCAAAGCTGTGACACCATCTAATATGCCAGATCGAACAAAATCAGCTGCTGATGTGGCCGGATTAATTGCAAATCCAGCAGGATCAAATCTAGCTTTTGTTGCATTGATAGAATCTAACAAATTCCTCACATATAATTTTAAAACAATCATGCAGTCTGATACAGCGTTGTTGAATCTACAAATTAGCAACAGCTTAGAATCTCAAAGACCAATTCACAACGAATATCAACTACTTACAGAAGGCGTGGCTGATAATTTACCATCTTTAAAATTAGAAAACAAATGGATTGACAGTCTTATTGGTTCAGATATAGCAGGAAATAAAATTCCTGATATCGATCTTCCAGCTAAACAAAAATATGGTATACAATATAGACCTCGACAGACTATGTTTGTTGATAGGTTGCTGGCATTGCAAATCGTTATAGAATATATCAATGATATATTATTAAATGAAACTTTTGCAGAAACCATAGAATATACTAATTTAAATAAAGTTGATACAGCTCCTAGTGATAAGTTGAATCTTTATGACATTGCAGTAGACACTGAAATAGAGTTACAGACAGTAGGAACAACTAATACCAAACGTGCTGTATTGCGTGGTAATTTGATCAACGGTGAATTAGACACAATAGATATAATAGATCCGGGATACGGATATAAGCCTAAAGAATTATTTGATCAAGAACAGCCCGGAATCTATATTGGCCCTCCGGTGATTATTACCGGAGATGGTTTGAATGCCACAGCAGTGTGTCACATTGACGGTCAAGGCAGAGTAATAGCTGTGGTGGTCACCAATCGCGGTAAAAATTACGGTGTCATCAAAGTTGATGTTAGATATTTTTCTGTTTTAGTAAACAATGATGCAACTTTAAATAATTTCTGGAGTATATATTCTTGGGACGATCTACGTAAGACGTATTTCCGTAGTAGGTCACAGGCTTACGACACCACCAAGTATTGGAATAAAGTGGATTGGTTTAGATCCGGATATAATGATACTCAACGTGTTGTTAAAGAGTATTCTAACATTTATGAAGTTGTAGATAGCCTTGTGACGATTGGTGACATAATCAAAGTCAAAGAATATGCTGCCGGCGGCTGGGCGAAATTCCAAAAAACTCAAGAAATAGGTCAAACGTTTTTAGACAAGTATCTATTGGTCGGTAGACAAAACGGTACAATACAATTTGATTCTATACTATATAACACCAGTGCAGTTGGAGTAGGATTCGATAATACACAGGCGTTTGATACCACAACCTATGACATTGAAAATTCACAAGAACTTAGAAATATTTTTGCAGCAGTAAAAGAAAATATTTTTGTAGGTGATTACGCAGTAGAATGGAACAAATTATTTTTTGCTTCAATAAGACATGTATTCAGCGAACAACAGTATGTAGATTGGGTGTTTAAAACCAGTTTCCTAAATGCCACGCATAACATTGGCACATTAGCAAGCCCACCGAATTACAAAAATGATAATTTATCAAGTTATCAAGATTACATCAACGAAGTTAAACCATTTAGAACCACAGTTAGAGAGTATATCAGCCGTTATGATCAACCAGAATCATACGCATCGGCAGCGATCGATTTTGATTTGCCACCGTCGTATTCAATCTTTGACGGTCGTGCCAATCCTGTTAATGCATCATCACTAGAAATATCACAGTATCCATGGAAATGGTGGGCAGATAATAAAGGCTATGCAGTCACCGCTATAGAGGTATATCAGCAGGGCACAGAATATTTAACTCCGCCTAGAGTTTTGATAGAAGGAGACGGCACCGGCGCTACTGCTAGAGCATTTATCTCGAATGGTAAAGTGGCAGGCATACAAATGTTAACTCAAGGTTCAGGATATATCAAAGCTCCGACAGTGACATTGGTAGGAGGAAATTCATCTACTGCTGTACAGGCCAAAGCCACTGCAATCATAGGAAATTCTCAAGTTCGTATGTTTGATGTTGCTTTGAAATTTGATAGACTTTCAGCTAACGGCATCTATGAAAATTTTTCGCAGACACAGACATTTATTGCCGGTGGCAGCAGTGCTGTATTCTTTTTAAATTATGCACCGACTAATGATAAAACTCGAATCAAGGTAACTAGAAAAATATTTGCCACGCAAAAAACACAAGTTGTGTTAGCTAGTGACTATCAGGTATCTCTGTATTATCAAGCCACCGGTGGTTATAATTTGCTTCGTGGAAAACTGATATTTAATACTGCTCCGACTATAAATGATGAAATTATAGTGACTTATGACAAGAACATTTTGTTATTGGATGCTGTAAATAGAATAGAAAAGTCCTATAACCCAAAAACAGGAATGGCAGGCAAAGAAATAAATCAACTCATGACTGGTATTGATTTTGGCGGAGTGAGAATACAAGGCACGACATTTGATGTCACCGGTGGTTGGGATGCCTTGCCTTGGTTCACCGACAGTTGGGATTCAGTAGAGATCAGCTCAGATTATTATCACGTAGCGGACGGAAGCACCGGATCAGTGACGTTACCATATATACCAGCAGCTGGACAGCAAATCAACATATATATCAAACGTAAAAACACAAACATCACTGTGCGTATAGATGATGAAAATTACTCATCGGCACAAGATTCAAGCACAGGTGTTAATCCTGCAGCAGAAATGCCAACGTTTGTAGGTGATGGCGTAAATGCTGTAGTATTAATAGGCCCGTATATCAGCACTCAAGATGGTGATATCCTTATTTTCCGTCCTACAGACAGTGATGGATCTGTAGTAATTACAGATGATAATATACTTGATACCAAACTCAGCGGTGGCTCGTTGTCAGCTATAAGTTCTGCTTACGCCACAGCTACAGGCAAAACTGCAGAAGAGATATCTATCTTGGGCGGAACATTCATTGACAAAGATAACGTTCCGGCACCTGAAGAAAACATACCAGGACAAGTAATAGACAGTGTTTCGATAAAAGTATATAACAACAAAACATCCGGAGCAGCTGCGTTACAATCAAAGATTACTATTTCCAATGGTCAAGACACTGCGTTTGCTATAGGTCAGACAGTTTTAGAAAACTCCTCAGTATTTGTTTATGTTGATAACACTGCAAAAGCGTTGAATCAACACTACACCATAGACCGTTCAGCTGCAACTGTGAATTTTATTTCAGCCCCAGCAATAGGCGAACTAGTGGAAATATTAAGCATAGGAATTGGCGGCCTCGGCATATTAGATTATCAAAGTTACATAGCAGATGGCACTACTGGATTATTTCTTACCAATGCAGACTATGATGCTACTAGTGGTGTATTTGTTACACTAAATGGATCTCGAGTTGATGTAGGCTTCCGCAACAGCACAGATATCATAGATGCTGTAGGAAAAACTTTAGTTGAATTTGCAATAAAACCTCAGCTTGGCGATGTAATTAAAATAGCATGTCTAGCAGCATCGTCGGATGTGGATTCATTAGGACTGTCCCTAGTAAATGTAAATACTCAGACATTTTATTACGAAGGTAGCACACGCAGTTTTGATCTCGATGGATTTAGTGAATTAGCCAGAGGATCGTCTCTAAGTTCTGCGATTGTGGAAGTCAACGGGCAATTACTTAGAGGTCCAGACACTAACTACGTAATATATGACGGCACTAATAATCAGTTCATACTTGGAGTAGATCCGTTTGAATCAGGAGGCAGCATATTACCTTCTAATCTAAAAGTTTACATTAATGATGATCCCAGCACGTTTGTGATTGATTACACATTCAACGGTCCTACCAAGGAATTGATCATCAAACCAGAAAAGCTATCACTGGGCGATAAAATCAAAATTGAAAACGATTTAAATGCACAGTATTTTATACAAGGAAATAATGTAATTATTGACAGTGAATTTGATTTTGGATTTCCTGGAGATTCTACAATATCCGATTCAACATATCCTGCAATCAATGTTACTTGGTTTGGTGAATATCCTTCTATGGATATTATTCAAGATGAAATCAAAGGCGGCAAAGTGAATTATCAATTGGCTAGATCTCCTATATCGGCCAGTTATGTATGGGTATACTTAAACGGCATCAGACTTCAACAAGAAAAAGATTACTTTGTGAGCCTGCCAAGAGCAGTGGTGTACCTCAATGTCACGACCACACTTGACGATGATATCAAAATAATTACTTTTGGAAATGATATTTTTAAATTGCCCTCAGCTTACGAAATCCATAAAGACATGTTAAATGTATATCACTTTAACAGATTTTCAAAAGCATCATGCAAATTAACAAAACCTTTGAGATATTTTGATACGACCATAGAAGTATCAGATGCTAGTTTGTTAGGGCATCCGATTATGTCTAGAAATTTACCAGGAACTATATTCATTGAGGGCGAACGCATTGAATATATGTTGAAGACAGGAAATGTGTTGAGCCAGCTGCGTAGAGGAGTGCAAGGAACATCGATCGCAGAAACATATGCTATAAACACTGTGGTTGCTGATGTAGGGTATAGTGAAACGATTCCTTACAATGAAACACAACAGCGGATTGATTTTACCAGCGACGGTAGCACATTACTGATTGGGCCATTGGATTTTACTCCTGTAAAAGGCTCACGAAGCGGTCTCTGGTATAGAAAATCTATTCCGCTAACTTATGGACCGTGCGACCAACTTGAAGTTTTTGCAGCAGGCCGTAGATTAAAAAAAGATCCACAGGATGTATACACCGAAATTAATGGAGCGGCAAGTCCTGAGGCAGATCAAACACAAGAAGCTGAGTTTAGTGTGGACGGTGTTTCACAGCAAATTAGATTAACCGCTGCGTTACCTGCTGGAACTAGGGTTACCGTACTTAAACGACTAGGACAAACTTGGTATACGAGGGGCAATACTACAGCAGCAGATGGTGTGAGTCTAATAGACAGTTTGACGCCGGTGGCTAGATTCATTGTGGAAAAGACCACTGACATCCCTGAATAAATACATGATGGAACAAAAAGAGATAAAAATGCCTAAAAATCAAGATCAATCAGCTCAAAATACACAATCTCGACCCAACGAAACGGGCGGATTTAATTTTGAAGGTCATATCAAGATTCACGATCCTGAGACCAAAGAAATTTTTGTAGACAAACGCAATGCTATTCACTATGAAAATATGAGTGTGGCCATGGTCAACAGTCTTAGTAATCAAGGATACGGTACAGTATATCAGATGATTTTTGGTACAGGCGGAACCACAGTCGATCCTACAGGTCTTATCACTTATCTTACACCCAATACTGTTGGTGTTAATTCTAGCCTCTATAATCAAACCTACCAAAAAGTAGTGGATCAAAATGCTATTGAAAACCAAGATCCTGTAAGAAATAAAATGGAAATTAGACATATCAGCGGAGCGACTTATAGTGATATTGTGATCAGCTGCTTGTTAGATTATGGAGAACCATTAGAACAAGAAGCATTTGACAACAGTGTTGACATGAATGGTGAATTTGTGTTTGATGAATTAGGATTAAAAAGCATCGGCCAAAACGGTGCTGAGGGAAAACTATTAACACATGTGGTGTTTCACCCTGTGCAGAAAAGTCTTAACAGACTGTTACAGATTGACTACACTATCCGTGTGCAGAGTTTAACCGGATTCACTGAGATATAATCATGCCATACATAGTTAATTTTACAGATAAAGAAAACAAAAGTCCTATCACGGTGTTTGATAATACTTCTAGTACAGACACTAGTCTCAAATTTCCAGGTCGTAATGTTACCGGCTACGGTCAGATTATCGCAGAGAATTTTTTATCACTGCTAGAAAATTTTGCATCTACTAGTCAACCAGTTAACCCTGTAGAAGGACAGCTTTGGTATGATAGTACAAGTGGAACACAAACCCTAAAAATATGGGATAATACTGCATGGAAAGCAGCATCCGGAATACAAAAAGGAGTTAGTCAACCTTCAGTAGAAACTAGTAAAGTAGGAGAATTATGGGTAGACACTACCAATCAACAACTACGGATATTCACAGGCACACGATGGATATTAGTTGGGCCGGTTGAGAGTTCAGTTGGTGGCTTGAGATATGGACCGGTTATAGAAAAAATATCAGATTCTGATAACTTAGATAGATTTATTTTAACATTTTATATTGCAGATATTCCTGTAATTATTTTTTCCAAAGACAGTTTTACACCGAAGACTTTGATCACTGGATTTGCTCTGATAAAATCAGGCATCAACATCAGTGCTCCTGCAACGTCAGGTGAAATTGCAAATTTTGTAGGGGGATTTTTACCTGTGCTAAATGGCACAGCAAGAAATGCTCAAGCATTGTTAGTAGGGGGAGTAGAAAAAGCTGCGGGAACATTCCTTAGATCAGATACCATCAACACCACTAATTTTGAAATAAAGATCAAAAACAATAACGGTATCTCTATAGGTGCTGATGAGACATTCAAGTTATCAGCTACAACAACATCTAGTAATATCTATAACTCTGCTGCAGGCAGTTCTATAGATCTACAGACAAATCGCAACGGTATTCCAGCAACGGTTTTAAGAATTGTTGACAACAAAGTTGGTATAAATCAAAGCAATCCACTAGAAGCGTTAGACATTCAAGGCAATGCAAAAATCACAGGTTCTTTTTTTACTACCAGTAGCTTAGCCAGCACCAATTTAAATAACGGCAGTATTGTTACTCAAGGTGGAATTGCAGTTGCAAAAAACATAATTGTCGGCGACGGCATCGATGTTACCGGTCCACTGCAAACTGCGTTTATATTACCAAAAATTACAAACACATATGATATAGGCACTGCAACAAGACGCTTCAATAATATACGTGCCAAAACAATCATCGCAGATACTATACAAGGAGTGCTTGACGGAAACATCAGTGGCAATGCTAACACTGCGACATCTCTCAGCACAATTACTAGTTTTCAATTAGCAGGTGATGTGATTTCACCGGCTGTGCAATTTGACGGGCAAGTAGGCAGTTCTACTAAAATTCTTAATGCCACACTCACAGCAAATATTATTGCAGGTAAAGAAACTCCGGTGCCTAATCGTGGCAAAAAAGGCGATTTTATTTTAACCTACAGACCTAGTGAAAGCACTCTAGCTAGTTCTGGTCTTCTTAAACAAACCAGAGAAGTGTTTCTTGGTGATCTAGCAGTGCCGATAGGAGCTATTCTGCCGTATGCAGGTATTACTGCTCCTGATGGTTACTTGTTTTGTGACGGTTCAGAAATTGAAAGGGTAAAGTTTACAGATCTGTTTGATGTGATCGGCAATGTATATAATGGAGCCACACCATTACTAGGAGTAAACACATTTAGATTACCTGATCTTAGAGGTAGATTTGCACTTGGTAAGGATAATATGGATAATGCTGGCACCGTGCCGACTATTGCAGGTCCTTATGTAGATGCTGGCGGCGGCGTTGCAGGCCGAGTTCCGGATGTGCAGGCCACAATACTTGGGGGGTCAGCAGGACAAAGTTCTGTAGCGTTGACATTGCCGAACCTACCAGAACACAGTCATACACTGTCAACTCCCACTCAAGACTATTCTGCAGTTGCACTTACAACAACACTCGATCCGTTAGCCACTTCCGGACCTGGCCCAACAGCCCCAGGTCAGGCACAATATCTCAAAGACAGCGGCGGAGTAAAAAAAGCCGTGGGAGTAACACTAGCAACACCAGTAGGTTTAATGAATCCTTTCTTGGCAATGAATTATATTATAAGATCTGGACCACCAGCTTTCTAACAGAGTAAAACATGGCATATCAAATAAACAAAACTGACGGCACAATTGTAGCAACTGTAGCAGACGGCCAGATCGACGATCTTTCCACTGATATCACTCTTATAGGAAAGAATTTCAGCGGTTTCGGCGAAGCATTTAACGAGAATCTTATTAAATTGCTAGAGCATTTTTCTAGTAATACAGCCCCCATACACCCCATTAAAGGTCAAATATGGTTTGACGCTAGCCAGTCAAAATTAAAAGTTTACAACGGTATTACTTTTGTTCCGGTAAGTTCGGCTACGGTATCGAGCTCCCAACCAAGCACACTGGCCACCGGTGACCTTTGGTATGACGATATCGGAAAACAACTATACTTTTTTGATGGGGTTACAGCGGTGTTACTTGCACCGGCGTATAGTAGTGTGCAAGGTCTTAGCGGACTGAGAGTAGATACTATTTTAGATACACTAAATCAAACTAGGGTAGTAACTAGTCTTTATAATAATGGTGTGTTACTGGGAATTTTTTCCAAAGACAGTTTTACACCCAAAGTAGGAATCATAGGATTTAATGGCAATATAGAACCTGGTTTCAATGCAGGCACATTATCTAATTTTAAAATACGTGCGACTTGTATAAACAGCGATAGTTTAGGCGGAGCTCCGGCAACCACCTATGTTAGAACTGACACTTCTAATAGCATAAATGGGCAACTGCAGATTACTAGTGATTTAGGTATCACAGTAGGTTCAGCAGGCCAGGCAAATCTATTTGTTAGTGCAGGAGATGTATTGATAAGCAATGCTGCAACTGATAGGAATATTCAGTTGAGTGTTCGAAAGGGTATTACACAAGAAGCAGCTATCACGATTAATGCAGCAACAAGAAACATCGATCTATATTCTGGATTTACCAACAGCACAGTGGTCGCCGGCGGCGATCTAATAGTCAATGGTAATCTCACAGTCGAAGGAACGACTACAACTATTAATACCACAACAGTGGCGATAGAAGACAAAAATATTGTTATAGCTAATGTGGTTAGTCCTACAAACATCACGGCCGATGGTGCAGGTATCACAATCAAAGCGTCTACAGATAAAACTATAACTTACAACAACAGTAGTAATTGGCTTGATATATCCGAGACACTGAATTTAGCCGCAGGACGAGCAGTATATATTGGCGGAACTAAGGTAATAGATGGCAACAGTCTGGGTTCGGCTATTACAAGTATTCCAGGAGTTAGTTCCTTTGGTACACAGACTGTAGTTAACATAGGTCCGGGTGCTCCTGCAGTCACTCAGATGAGACTGGAAAATCACAGAATCAGCACGGTGAGTACGAATTTTGATATTGAGTTAGAACCAGACGGCTCAGGAAATGTTGCATTGATCGGGTCTCCAAGAATCACCGGCATGCAAGATCCTGTGGCAGCTCAAGATGCTGCCACCAAAGAGTATACAGATAACAGGGTGGAATCAAGACCTGTGATTTTTACTATTGATTTATCCGATGGCAAATCTAATACATATATTATTACAAACATATTGAATAATCTTGCTCCTGTGAGCGAGTATAGAGCATTCACATATGCTAGAATTTTATGTAATTTGATAAGCAATAACGCTCAATCTTTAAGTATAAATTCATTGCCACCGTCAATTTCCACAGCAGCATTTTTAACCAATCTTGGTGGAGCCAGCAGCCAAGCAATCACAAACATTAGTTTCCCCACAGCAACTATAGCTGCGGCAAGTGTCTCGGTAACAAGAATTATCAAAGTATTTCGAATAATCGGAGGAGTGTGGACATGGCAGTCGGATCTACCACTACCTCCATAATGAATCAGGAGCGGCATAAATGGCCTATGTAATAAACAAGTTCAACAAGGAACAATTAGTGGTGTTGCAAGATGGCACCATTGATACTACTACTAGTCTAGGATTGGTTGGTAGAAACTATGTAGGCTATGGCGAAATACAGAATGAAAATTTTGTGTTCCTCTTAGAAAATTTTGCTAATACAGCTCCTCCATCAAGACCGTTGACTGGACAGATATGGTTTAATACCACAAACGACATAGCTCATGCCTATGATGGCACACAATGGAATCCTATAGGATCTGCTATTGTGAGTGCAACAGTCCCATCCAGTGCTAGCCCGGGATCGTTATGGTTCAAGACTCCTATCAATCAATTGTTTACATATACCGGTACATCATGGAGATTGATAGGTCCAGAGGCCGTAGAAGGATTTGGATCTACCAAAGCAAGATCAGGAACACTGGACGACAATACCGGTAATCCTCGTCCAGTGATATTCTTAGAAACCAATGGCGTGATATTTGCTATCTGCACTGCGGCAGCTTTTACTATCAACACAAACAATCAAGTTGAGGGGTTCGGCAACAGTCTATTGGTGGGAATCAATCTTTCTAGCACAGCCAAGATCAATGGCAGTGTAACCGGCAATGCTGCCACAGCTGATCAGTTATCAACACCTAGACTAATCAATGGAGTACCATTTACAGCTGCGTCAAATATCACAATCACAGCAAATACTACCAATACATTGAAAAAAGGTGATTATATTGTAGGATCAGATTTCAATGGTGCGGTGGAAAGAACATGGAACGTAGACGCATCGTCTGCCAATCTTATAGGCAAGATAGTTGCCAGAAATTCACAGGGCGGGTTTTCAGCAGGTATCATTACAGCAGATTTCGTTGGCAACCTTACCGGAAATGTCACAGCAACCAGCGGAACCAGCACATTTAACATAGTTCAGGCCACCCAATTTATTGGTGAACAGTTGTCCGGAAATGCAAACACTGCTACTAGATTAGCTACTGCTAGAACTATTAATGGTGTGAATTTTGATGGTTCTAACAATATCACAGTCACAGCTGATGCTGCAACCTTGACGGGAAGCAGTCTTAATAATTCTGTGACACTGAGTGGACTCACACAGCTAGGAACACTGAGTTCGTTGAATGTCAGTGACACTGGAATATTGTTAGGCAGTGGAAATCAACTGAGGTTGTTTGTTCATTCGAGTGGTCCTACGATAAGATCTACTAGCGGAAAATTAAAATTTGATATGTTAGGAATAGGACCCGAGTTATCGTTTATAGATGCTCCGGAATCATTGTCTTTAGGCGGTCCTAACGAGCCTGCAATTATTTCTGATAATACATCAAATTTAGGTATTCCAGGTCATAAATTTAAGAATGTGTATGCAACATATTTCAAGGGCACTAATGTTGAAGTTAATAGCATAACGTCGGCAGACCCTGGTAATGATATAACAGCTAACGGCAATTTAATTGTAACTGGAAATTTAACAGTTCAAGGAAATGTAACAGCAGTCAATTCTACAGAACTTACAATCGAAGACAAATTAATAACATTGGCCAGCGGAGCAGCTACAGCAGCTGAAGCTAACGGTGCTGGTATATTTATTAATGGGTCTGGCGCTTCGGTTATGTATTCAAGCATTGGTAACAAGTGGGTTTTAAACAAAGTTTTAGATACAGGTAGTAATGATATTTTTACCACCGGGTTATTTAGAGGAACAGCAACAACTGCTCAGTATGCGGATCTAGCAGAAAATTATGTAGCTGACAGAGAATATGAACCTGGCACAGTTTTGGAAATTGGCGGAGAATATGAAGTTACTTTAGCTCACCCAGAAACTAATAAAATTGCTGGTGTTGTTTCTACTAATCCTGCGTATTTAATGAATTCCTTGTGTGCAGGCAACAATGTAGTTGCTGTAGCATTGCAAGGGCGAGTTCCGTGTAAAGTTACAGGAAAAATTAATAAAGGTGATATGTTAGTCAGCGCCGGTAACGGGTTTGCTAAAGCAACTAATCAACCGAAGTTCGGTAATATAATAGGTAAATCTTTAGAAAATTTTGACGGAACTGAAGGAATTATTGAAGTTTTAGTTGGAAGAAACTAATAGTATTTGAATAGATAAATATAAAACATAGCAGAGGTTCTTACTAACATGGCATATGAAGTCAACAAATTTAACGGTGTATTTTTAACGTCTGTAGCCGACGGCACCATCGACACCAATACCGACCTAAGGCTAGTAGGTAAAAATTACGCAGGTTACGGCGAAGTGCAGAATGAAAATTTTGTGCACCTATTGGAAAATTTTGCCAATACAACAGCACCACCAAAAGCCATAACCGGACAAATTTGGTTTGATACAGCAATTAAAAAACTAAAATTTTATGATGGCGCTAAGTTTAAAACAGCCGGTGGTGCTGAAGCCAGCGCATCAGCACCTAGTGGATTATCTATCGGTGATTTTTGGTGGGACACAGCGGCTAAACAGTTGTATACATACACCGGGAATGATTTCACACTCATTGGTCCTATAGCTAGTCCCGATCTAGGCACATCAATTATTAGTCCGGCAGTGGTATATGGAACATTGGCTACTGCAGAAGGTCCTCATACTATACTTAAAGTCATAGCAGACAACAAAACCATAGCTGTGATCAGCAAGACTGCTTTTACTCTCGACACTAGTAAAAACCCCATTGACGATTTCACAGTGATTAAGAAAGGTGTAACATTAGTAAAATCACAGACTGGTGTTTCTACGGATGATTTTACCTTTTGGGGCACCGCAAGCAATGCTACCAAGCTAGGCGGGTTCACCGCTGATCAATATATTAAAACAGGTGAAAGTGCATTTATTTCTGAAGTGAATTTTGGTGATCCTGGATTTCAATTGGGCGATGGCAACGATCTCAGAGTCAGGGTTGAAAACGGTACTGATGTAATTGTAGAAAATCGTTTAGGCAATGATATAACATTTAGGATCACAGTAGACGATGTTATCGATGAGAGAGATATTGCGATTATAAAACGCACAGGCGTAGAACCTGGTATCTCTAATGCATACACATTAGGATCAACTACAAAGCGGTGGAGCAATGTTTTTTCTACAGCATTCACCGGTGCATTAACCGGAGCAGTGACCGGAAACACCACAGGAGTTCATACAGGTAATGTGTTAGCCAATGACAGTACAGTTCTGATAAACGCTACGACGAAAGAAATAGGATTTGCCGGTGCTAATATTATTGGTACTCTTACTGGGTCAGTTACTGGGTCTGCGTCAACAGCGGTAAATGCCAGTAAACTAAACAATTTAGATCCGAGTGCTGTTATACCTGGATTAGCAATTTCGACAATAGCTGTGCGAAACTCCAACGGCGATATATTAGCCAATCAATTTGTAGGTATAGCAGACAACGCTGATAGAACGTTCATCGATAGAACCAACGCAAGAATTGATCCTACGTGGGCGGATGGCACAGCCAGCACTCAATATAGAACTGCAAGAATCACAGCCACAGCTTACAGTATAGCAGCTAGAGATGTCAGCGGTAACATCACCGCAAATATTTTTAATGGCACAGCCACAGCTGCTCGTTATGCAGATTTAGCTGAAAAATATCTTGCTGATAAAGAATACGAAGCAGGAACAGTGATGATAATAGGTGGAGAAAAAGAAGTTACAGCCGGTGATGTTAATACTCGTGCTATAGGAGTCGTTAGTGCAGATCCTGCTTTTATGATGAACAAAGATCTCGAAGGTGGGATATATGTTGCTCTCAAAGGAAGGGTTCCATGTAAGGCATACGGTTCAGTAACAAAAGGAGATAGACTGATAGCTGGCCCAAGCGGCACAGCTATGGCAGCCCACGGTAATTATGCCAATGTGTTTGCAGTTGCTCTAGAATCAACCGGAACACGAACTGGCAATATCATTGAAGTATTGGTGCTGTAATGACTAGCGGAACACAAATATTTGCTTCGCAGTATGTGGCCATACAGGACAAGGCCGAATCTTTGTTAGGCATAGGATCTGCTACTAGGGGATATGGGCAAGCAGTGCAATCTTCGGATGTCTTCATCGGCAACTCGATCACCAAAGCACAGTGGGATCTATTGAGATTTGATATCATCAATATAAGATTACATCAAGACGGTGTGATGCCCAATGTGGTGCAAGTTAATGTCGGCGATGCAATTGGATTTGGACCAAGTTCTCCAAATACCAATTACGATATATTGTTAGAACAGGCTATTACAAATAGATTCAATCTTGCCGACAATCAATCCGTAGTCTCAGCTAAAGCCACACAGACATTCAGTTCTCCGTGGACAACACAAGCCCAGACAGTATTGACCTGTAACTTTGCTGATGCTACCACAGCCAGATATTTTTTCAATAGTGGTGGAAAAATCAGAATTACATCGGCGTTGACAGCTGGTGTATCAACCGCGCAGGTTACAGCTTGGGTAAACTTTTTGAACAGTGTTGGAACACGAAGCTTTGGTGCCGGCACGGATCCTACAGTTAATTACTACACTCTGACAAATTCTTATCAGACATTCTATCAAGATTCTCTCAGCAGCCCTTATTCTGCAAATAATTATAGACTTGAAGCCAAGACCGATGTAGCAAATAACTCCACAGGAACAGCTACGCAAGTTCAGATACGTATTACACTGACAGACACGTATACTGATCCTGGACCAGAACCTAGTCCACCTCCAGGAGATTCTGTATCGGGCACGTTGACAGTAAATGTGGCAGAAGTCAAAGCTTCTGGACTGCTACAGCCATCAGGCAATTTTACAGTTACAGGACCGACATATTCACTTTCAAGCATTGTAGCATCATAATCTCTTAAATATTCTCATGCCAGCTGTTAACAGTACAATAGTCCAAGCAGACTACAATTCGATAAGAAACAAAATCGTTGCTGTGTTAGGCAACGGCAGTGGAAACTCTGGATATGGTCAACAGGTCAGAATAGTCTCTACAGAAGTTCTTGAAGGACAACGAGTCACCATTAACGAATGGGCAAATCTACGATTTGACATCATCAATGCCTACAAGCACATCAACGGATCTAATCCGACTACGGCTGTGGTCGCAGACGGTGATACTATTAGATATACCAGTTCATTTACTCCTGATACCGGAACTCTCGACGTACCGCAAAAGCAATATGATGATTGGGCCGATAATATCACAACTAATAGATTTACGATAGCCACTAGTGAATCAGCTACCACAGCAGCGACCACATCAAGCAGAACCGGAGCATGGATCAGCCAGTGTGAATGCGTCATACAGTTTTATTGGACCAATGCCAATGATGCTAGATACTGGTTCAATAGTGGCGGTAAAATTAGGATCAGTGCGAGTCGAACCGGTGGGGTGCTTGGCACCCAGCAAAACACTAGTTGGACTAGTCTTCTCAGTGCTGCAGGTACACAGAACTTTGGCGGTGCTGTGCCTAGTGCAGGAACTTCTCCTAACGATGGCACCAATTGGTATAAAACCACTAATACTTTTCAAACATTTTATACAGCCACAGCCAGTAGCCCTTACGGATCTAACAACTATCGATTACAAGCTAGATGTGTTGATGTACCTTCGAACAGCGGAGGCACATCGGCTAGCGGTGAAATACGAGTGTTGTTCACAGACGGATACACCGACTCGGGTGCAATAGGTCCTCCGTTTTTAAACCCACCCCCGGGTGATGACATAGATGGTACTCTCACAGTGAGTGTTTCGACATTATTTGCCACGGGTATCATGGCTCCTAGCAGCGCAGTATTCACCGTAACTCAACCCACAGTTTCTATTGGGGCTGTCACTGGCTCGTAATTTATTTCACACCACATAGTTCTCTATAAATAAACTACGCAGTTTATCAAGGAGAACTCATGAACGCACAGTTAAAAGCTGTATTGGATTTTGCCAATTATCAGCAGACTTTTTCAATCCACAAAAAAATTCTCAAAGAACGCACAGCTGCCAAACTGATGTACGGTTTCTCCGGCGGGCTGTTTGCCATTGATAGAAATCTGTTGACATTTGTTGAAATGCTGTGTAGCAAAGGCAGAGTTTCTGGAACGGTGCTGTTAGACGTCAATGAAAATCCCATATTGATAGAAAATCTAGAAGCTTTTCGTGATGAAATCTTCAGCAGATATTTCGAAGTCACTAATGAATACTTTCAAGAATTTGATAAAATCAAGAAATCTAGATCTGTAGAAAAACTTATCACACAATGACCAATGGCATTTTAATTTTCGCACACAATAATCGTGAAGTAGATTATGGATTATTAGCAGTGATCAGCGGCGGTCTTGCAAAAAAACATCTTAATGTTCCAGTTTCATTGGTCACAGATCTCAGCACCAAGGAATGGTTGATTGAATCACATACATGGCAGCAGGTTGAAACAGTATTCGAGCATGTGATAATTGTAGATAAACCTGTCACAGATAATCAACGTGGATTACACGACGGTGTAATCAATAAAAAAATACCATTTTGTAATACCAATAGACACTCTGTATGGGACCTCACACCCTACGATAGAACGCTACTGATAGACAGCGATTTTTTGATATTCAGTGATAATCTAAACAAATATTGGAATGTGGAAGCTGACGTAATGATAGGTGATTCGATCAACGATATCTACAGTGAAGAAAGATTAGGCTACCTTGATAGATATGTCTGTGAAACCAGCTGTAAAATGTATTGGGCAACCACAGTGATGTTCACGAAAAATCCACAATCTAAACTGTTTTTTGATACTGTGAATTTAGTCAAAGAAAATTACAAGCACTATGCTGATGTCTTCCGATTCGATCACAGACAATATCGAAATGACATAGCGTTTAGTGTTGCCAAACACATGCTAGATGGATTTGAGAACATGCACACACCAACACTCCCACCCGTGTTATCAGTCATGGACAAAGACATACTCACTGCTGTCGACAAAGACAAATTAACATTCTTGATTGATCATCGATTAGATGCCACATATTGTGCAGCATCTGTGACTGGAGTTGATATACATGTGATGAATAAACAAAGTATATTGAGACATCGACAACAGTTAATGGAGTTGATATGAACTTTGGATATCTGTTGTTTGTAGCACACTATGATGACATTGATTATCTCAAGTGCGCCTATGCTCTAGCTTTGAGTATAAAAACCACTCAAAAACCAGGGTATGACAGGGTGGCACTGGTAATTGACAACAAAGAATCACTTGCAAAATTATCAAGTCCGTGGGTGTTTGACACAGTGATCGAATGGGACCAAGAGAAATATTGGGATGGCAGATCATGGATGGACCAACTGTCTCCGTTTGATCACACAGTATGCCTTGATGCTGATATGTTATTCCTACGAGATTACAGTCATTGGATTGATTATTTTATTGCCAACAGCGAATTGTATGTGGCCAATCAGGTCTATACCTATAGAGGCGAAACAATCACAGATCGCACATATAGAAAAACCTTTGACAGAAATTGTCTGCCGGATTTATACTCCATGTGGACTTTTTTCTCTAAAGGATCTGTGCTATGCCAAGAATTTTTTGAATTAGGTCGACAGATTATAAAAAATCCCCGCGAATTCGCCAATCAGTTTTTAAGTGAACACAGGCCTAAGGTAATTGGCACAGATGAAGCATTCGCATTGGCTGCTAACATACTAGACATCACTGACGACATTGCCTACGATTTACCATTTCCTCGAGTAGTGCATATGAAACCAATGCTGCAAAAATGGCCATGGCCGGCTGATACTTGGAGCGATCATGTGGGATTTTATCTTAATGCAGACGCTAGACTAAAGATAGGAAATTTTCAACAGAATGATATTGTGCATTACGTAGAGAAAAATTTAATCACAAATGAGTGTATACATATCTTGGAGACTAAAGCATGGAAACTATAGAAGATTTTGATAAATGGCTGAGAGAATACAAGCCACCAATTACACAGTATGTAGCGGTGTTTGATCCAAATACGGGTCAAGTTATCAGCGTGGGGCCAGATCATGCTTTTGCAGATCAAAAACATATAGTGCAGATATCACAAGAAATTGCTGAATCCATAATCACAGCTGAAATACAGATACACAACTGTCAAATAAATGTAGAGTCAGGACAGTTAGACATAGCTGAAAAAAAGACACTAAACAAATTAGATGATGTGTTGCATAGAATTCCTGATATCAAATATTCAGATCAAATTGAATCGGATATACATATAACATATAATTCAAAAAACAAATATTTGAAAATTCAACTGTCTACAGAATACGGCGGAACCAAAAAATACAAAGGCAACGACGGAACAAGAAAATTTATTTGGGATGGTAGCACCGATCTGGATTTTTTAATCACAGATTACAACGATCCCAACTTGATTTTTCAGATGTTTTCTGTTAAACTAAATGAACTAATAGGGCATAATGTAACAATTAAAAATATTGACTATGATAAGTTTAGTGTGTATACAAGACGCCTATTTAAAAATTATGTGATTGAATATAAATGAAAGTAATTGAATTTGATGTAGTTTTTTTAAGTTACGACGAACCTAACGCAGATCTGCATTATGCTGACTTGTGTAATAAAGTACCTTGGGCTAAACGTATTCACGGAGTCAAAGGATCAGACCACGCCCATAAAGCCGCAGCAGAAGCCAGTGAAACAGATTGGTTTATCACTGTTGATGCTGATAATATTGTAGATCCTAGATTTTTTAATATCGACCTTGACATGAGTGATCCCAAGATACAGGTCTATGGTTGGTGCGGCCGCAATGCAATTAATGGTCTTCGATATGGCAACGGTGGATTGAAAATCTGGCGTAAAGATTTTGTTCTTAACATGAAAACGCATGAAAACTCCAACAGTGATCGCGGCCAAGTAGACTTTTGTTGGGAAGATGGGTATAGAAATTTTCCATTGACGTTCAGTGAAAGCGTTATCACAGGATCACCATTCCAAGCATGGAGAGCAGGATTCCGTGAAGGTGTTAAGATGACTTTGCTAGACGGGGTCAAAGTTCCTCCTATGGAAATTAAAGAACGCATATGGTGGCACAATATCCATAGACTGCGCATGTGGTCAACTGTGGGTGCTCACGAAGAAAACGGAATTTATGCAGTATATGGTGCTAGATTAGGAACATGGATGGCTAATTGCACACAGTGGAATTATGTCGATGTTCGAGATTTTGAAATACTCAGAGATATATGGAATCAATACGGTAAACCGTATGAAGATGTAAACGGTGATGGTCTAGTAGATGAGATTAAAAATTTAGGCGAAAAAATAAAAATGAGTTTGGGATTAGATTGGCCGTTTCTTGATGCGCAGCAAAGTAAATTTACTTTAGATTTGTATAATGAAACCATGAATCTCAACGACACTTATTTTAAGATGCCGGTGCCAGCCAATGTATGATATTTTTTATGTTTCAAAAGGCGAAGGAAATACTAAAGATTGGAATGCAATAAAGTCTAGGTATCCCCTTGCTCAAAAATTAACAAACATAAAGTCTTACGAAGAAATTCGATCTAAATCTTTTACAAAAATGTTCTGGGTAATCTGGGACGATATAAATCTTACAGAATTTAATTTATTAGATTATAAAGCCACTAAGTGGGATGACATGTATGTTCACGTTTTTAAAAACGGAGAACACTATGATGGTATTTGTTTGTTTCCTAAATCGTTGACGATTTCTCAGCGTGAATTTCATCATAGATTTTTTACAGCTAAAAAAGAAATTGATATTGTTGCTAGTATTCCAAAACAATATAAAACATACAGTCCTAATACATTCAACGAATACCAACACATAACCGACGACATGTTTTGGCTAGTATGGCCAGAAGTTACTGTAACTGACAAATCAATTTTTGACATATATTTTAGTCATCATAATAGTTATGACCGCAGAGAAAATCATGTATTTAAAAATCTCTGCAATAGTGTTGAATCTTATCTCAGCGGAGTAATCCTTTGCAGCAAATATAAACCTTTATCAAATCGAGAGTTTGATAAACAGTATGCTGTAGATAAAAAAGAGCACAACAAAGTTGTCAGCAAATATCAATACCCAGTTTATAAAATTAATTCTTATGCTGATTATTTAGAGATTATTGACAATGAAAAACAACAAATGTTTTGGTGTCAGTGGCCTAGTATAGAAATTATTGACGATACAATATTTGATTTTTATCTTGATCCTAACAATGGTGCATTAGATTATGATAGGCAAGAAAATCATGTATTTAAAAATTTATGCAATGATAAAGAATCATATCTAAGCGGAGTTGTTTTATTTTCTAAATCTAAAATTATTTCTAAGAAAGAATTTGATAGAAAATATTTAATTGACAAAAAAGAACATACCCGCATAGTTAGTAGGTATAGATATAATCGATACAATATTTCCAGTTACGAAGAATATAAACAAATTATAGAAACAGAAACTCAACCTTTATTCTGGGGTATCTGGCCCGAAATAGCTGTTACAGATAATTCTGTTTTTGATTTATATTTTGATCCCAATGACGGAAAATACGATCAAGATAGAAAAACAAATCATATGTTTAAAAATTTGTGTAACGATAAAGAAACTTATCTTTGTGGATTAGTATTGTTTTCAACAACACAAGTTATTTCACAGAAAGAATTTAATAGAAGATATTTAATAGATAAAAAAGAACATGCAGAAGTTGTAAGCCGTTACAGATATAATAGATATGTGTTATCGTCATATGACGAGTATACCGACATTGTTAAAAAAGAAACCCAACCACTATTTTGGGGAATCTGGCCCGAAATAGATATTATCGACGAATCGATATTTGATTTATATTTTGATCCCAATGACGGAAAATACGAACACGATCGAAAAGAAAATCATACATTTAAACACTTATTCAATGAAAAAGAAATTTTTGTTAACGGTGTAGTGTTATTGTCTAAAGATAAAATAATTGGTCAAAGAGAATTTAAACACAGATTTTTAATTGAGAAAAAAGAACATGATAGATTAGTATCTAAACATTCTTTATATGATGTTGTTTTTATTTCTTATAACGAACCCAATGCCGATGAAAACTGTAACAAGTTATTAGAAATGTGTCCAAGAGCAAAACGTATTCACGGAGTTAAAGGAATTCACCAGGCGCATATACAAGCAGCTAAAATGTGCAATACTGACATGATATGGATCGTTGACGGTGATGCTATTGTCGAAAATGATTTTAATTTTAATTTAGTTATGAGTAGTTACGACATAGACTGTGTTCATGTTTGGAAAAGCCGCAATCCTATTAACAATCTAGAATACGGCAACGGAGGTGTTAAGTTATTACCAAGACAATTAACAATATCTGTTGATGTTAATTCGCCCGATATGACCACTAGCATATCGAAAAAATTTAAAGCTATGAATACTGTGTCTAACACGAATTCATTTAACACAGATGAATTTGCTACATGGAGATCAGCATTTAGAGAATGTTGTAAACTAGCTAGTCGTGTAATCGAAAGACAATACGAGGAAGAAACTACACATCGTTTAGATGTATGGTGCTCAGTTGGTGTTGATAAACTATTTGGCAAATATGCAATTAAAGGTGCTCAGGCAGGTAGAGAATACGGCGAAACTAACAAAAACAATCCAGAGGCCCTTAAGAAAATTAATGACTTTGATTGGTTAAAGGAACAGTTCAGTGGAATACAATCGTAATATAAAAGGCAACGAACTTAAAGAGATTAACGGTAGATATGAATCTCGATATCTTGCTGATGCTGACTACGTGTATAAAGAACTAAACAAAGTTAGTCCGAGCTTTTGTCTTGCTAAATGGTATAATGTTAGTCTACACATTCCTACGGGAAAAACACATAGTTGTTATCATCCTAGGACACATCAAGTTCCTTTAGAAGAAGTTCGAATTGATGTTAGTGCATTACATAATACAAAATATAAAAAAGAACAACGCAAATTAATGTTAGCTGGAGAACGTCCTAAAGAATGTGAATTTTGTTGGCAGATAGAAGATAGTGGTACGCAGTTAAGTGATCGTGCATATCGAAGTAAAGATGTTTACGAACACGGTTTAATAGAAGAAGCACAGTTAGTAGAAAATCCTAATCCACGCTACGTTGAAGTAAATTTTAATCAAGCCTGTAATTTTAAATGTAGTTATTGCAGCCCTCATCTAAGTACAGCATGGCACAACGATATTCAACATAACGGTGCGTTTATTTTAAAAGATCGTTGGCACAATGATATTAATTGGATGAAGAGTCTTAACATAGATAACGGGCCAAACAATCCTTACTTGCTAGCGTTCTGGGAATGGTTGCCACAGATATATCCAACACTACATACATTCCGTATGACTGGCGGTGAGCCATTGATGGATAAGAACACGTTCCGTATGTTTGACTATGTTAAAGAACATCCTAAAGAAGATCTGCATCTAAGTATTACTAGTAACTGTTGTCCGCCGGGTGATCAGTGGGCTAAATTTATGACTAGTCTTAAAGAGATTACAGATGTAGATGCAATTGATCATTTTATGTTGTATTGTAGTTTAGACTCTTGGGGTAATCAAGCAGAATATATTCGCAACGGTATGGATTTTAATCTACTGTATAATAATGTATGTGATTATTTGCAAAATAGTGATAAACACAGTTTAACATTTATTATAACTTTTACCGCATTAAGTTATACAGGATTTTATTCTTACATAGAAAATATTTTAAAACTTAGAAAACAATATAACAAAGGACGTCAATTAGTTTGGTTTGATGTTCCACAGTTATTAGATCCTGATTTTTTAAATCCTAAATTATTACCAGAAATGGTTAGTGAATTAGAACGCACTATAGAATTTATGAAATACAATCCTGAAACACGCTGGAACGAATTTAAAGGATTTAGTGATTTTGAAATTAGTAAGGTTCAGCGTTTAATTGATTGGATTAAATCGGATACAGGTTTTAATCGTGAGCTGGCGATGGAAAATTTTTATTTGTTCTTTAGCCAGCATGATGCACGTAGAGATACAAATTTTTTAAATACTTTTCCAGAGTTAGAAAATTTCTGGAAAGAATGCGAGGTAAAATGCAAGAAAGCAATACACAAGCAATGACGATTTTCATATACGGTGATAGTTTTAGCATGTCTAGTGAAGTGAGATGCACTTCGTGGATTGATCAATTACATGGAAAACATCAACTAATAAATCGATCAATTGCAGGTGCAAGCAATCATTATATATTTTTAAGATTCATGGAAGACTTAGACCGTATAACACCTGACGATTTAGTTGTTTTTTGTTGGTCTGAGAATCAAAGATATTATCAGAAAGATTCTAAGAAGACACAAGAAATTCACCAGTTGTATCATAAACACTTTTATAATCAACGTCTTCTTGAAATGCAGTCTGATATGTATTTGGATAAGATCGAAGCGGTTGTTAAAGAACGAAAGATCCGCATGTTGTTTTTCTGGGCTTTCCCTTCCGGATACGGTGATTCGAGCAATTGGGTATCTACTAAATTTGTATCCGAGGATAGCTTAGTTTATTCGCACACATTTGAAAACGAAGTTAGGCCAGCTCTGATATATTTCTCTAGAATAGAAATACCAAAAAAATATTTAAACACAGAAGAAAAACTGCTTGAGTTTGCCTCTAAAGATATGAGACCTAATCATATGGCTAACCAAAAATTGCACGACGAACTATTTAAAATAGTAGATGATGTTTTTCATCATAGACTAGCAGGTCAAATTAATTTAAAAAACAGGTTACATAATGAGTCATAAATTACAATATATTAAAAACGTAAGAGATAGATTAAACAAAGTCGGTACGGGATTCTGTGCAATGAAGTGGTTGCACCAAACTCTGTATCTACACACCGGTGATAATCACAGTTGCTATCATCCGCGCCCACATCATATTGGTTTAGATGAAATTGCAGCAGATCCTAGTGCATTACACAATACAAAATGGAAAAAAGAACAGCGTAAAACCATGTTAGAAGGCGGTCGCCCTAACGAATGCCAATATTGTTGGAATATTGAAGATCTACCAGGCGAGCATATCAGTGACAGAATGATACATAGTTCCAGTGATTTCAGCGAACCACTGATTGAAAAACTAGCAGAATTACCTTGGGATGCTCCGGTTAATCCTCGTTACTTAGAAGTGAGTTTTGGTAACGGATGTAATTATCGTTGCGGTTATTGCTGCCCACAAGCAAGCACCATGTGGACAGAAGAAATCAAGAAGCATGGCAATTACGATCTAACCTATAATCAGTATGGCATTGAGTTTATGACCAACGGAACATACTACGGTCCTAAAGACGAAAATCCCTACATTGAAGCATTCTGGAAATGGTGGCCAAGTTTAAAAAATGACTTACATACTCTGCGTATTACTGGCGGCGAACCTCTAATGAATCCAGGGGCTATGCAGTTTTTTGATTTGCTAGAAACAGAACCAAGTCCTCATTTAGAAATTACATTAAACAGTAATCTAGGTGTAACCTTTGATCGTGTTGACAGACTTATTCAAAGAGTAACTAGTCTTGTTCGTCAAAAGAAGATCCGTAAATTTAGTTTCTTTACAAGCATTGATAGTTGGGGCGAGCAAGCAGAATATATGCGTACAGGACTTAAATGTGATCACTGGGAACGCAATATGATAGAAGTAATCAAGGCAGGTGCTACTGTAAATTTGATGTGTACCTATAATGTCTTGTGCGTTACTAACTTTCAACAACTATTAGAAAAGGTAATCGAATGGCGCGAGAAGTTTGGATTTGAGTCAGTGTCTTTTGATACACCGTACTTGAAAGAACCACCACATTGGATGATTAACATTCTCACAGATGATTTTATAGCACATCAAGAACGTCAATTACAATTTATTGTAGACAATAAAAAATGGTTCACCGACGTCGAATATGAAAAAATGCTTCGTGTTACAGACTATATGAAAGAGAATCCGGTAAGCAAAGAAAAGATTCATGCTGGCAGAAGAGACTTTTATAGTTTTTTTAAAGAAAATGACAAACGTCTAGGTACAGATTTACTAAAGACATTTCCAGAATACACAGAATTTTATAATCTGTGCAAACAAATTTACGAAAATTATGACAAATAAATCCACTTACTGTGTGAATCCATACATGAATCTAAGTATTCATCCTAAAGGCATAGTTAAAACATGCTGCATGAGTACTCGAGAATTGGTTACTGACTCAGGGAAGACTACCATTAATAATGCTAGTATTTTGGAGTTTTGGAATAGTAAAGATCGTCAACAAATGATTAGCAATCTTAATAACGGGGTTAAAATACCGGAATGCACATTTTGCTGGCAAGAAGAGGAAGCCGGCAAGGAAAGCAAACGAATTAGAGACAATAAAACGTATGCAAGTATTATTACTGATAGTGACATGTTACCAGTAGTTGTAGACCTAAGTATGGGAAATCTATGCAATATAAAATGTAGGATATGTAGCCCAACACACTCTACTCCTTGGATGATTGAAGAAGCTAGTATACATTTTCCAAATAATAAACAAGCATATTTAAAACAACCGAGGTGGCAAACTGTTAAAGATAGTTTTGATTACGAAAATAAATTTCTGTGGGATGATATTACTGCATTATTGCCCAATGTAACTAAATTTGATTTTGCCGGAGGCGAACCTTTTTATATCGAAAAACACTGGAGTATTGTAAACAAATGCGTTGAGGAAGGGTGGAGTAAAAAACAACACATTCATTATAACACTAATGGCACTATCTACCCAGAGAAATATATGTCATTGCTAGAAGAGTTTAGACTTGTGGATATACAAATCAGCAGTGATGGTGTCGGTAAGAAATTTGAATATTGCCGTCATCCAGCTGTTTGGGAAGAAGTAGAAGAAAATATTGATAAGTTTATTTCTGCAAAAAATAATAGCAAAACTGAATGGTTGCTATCTGCTTGTATTTCTGTTTCAGCATTTAATGTATATGATTTTTTTGAAACATTTGAGCATTATGCCAGCAAGGGCATCGGTATATATGTTAATATGGTGCACGATCATCATAGTATCAAAGTGTTGCCTTGTGAATTAAAACAATCAATAATTAATAGACTCAATGCATCTGAATCTAAATATCTGCCACAACAGTGGAACAATGATAGAAATATGGTTATACAATACCTATCTAACACAGAATTTTTTGAATCAGACTGGATTAATTTTTGGGCAGAACTCGAAAAGCGAGATACAATAAGAAAAGAATCTTTCAAAGAGATCTTTCCTGAATATTTCAACGAAATTAAAAAATACTTATAGGATATAATATGTGGAATGATGCAGTAACACAGGTTCATTGGGAACCAACAGACAAATGTAACAGTGGATGTTCTATGTGTCCAAGATATGATTCAAAAGGTTTTGAGATAAGCACATTAGAAAATAAAGAATGGACTTTAGAAAGTTTTAAAAAAGCATGGTCTGTAAAATTTTTATCGCAATTGCAAAAGATACTTGCTTGTGGTAACTTTGGTGATCCTTGCGCCTGTAGAGAATTTGTAGACATATATGAATACTGCAGAGAAATCAATCCAGGCATGGGGCTTGCCTGTAACACTAACGGTAGCCTTAGAAATCCAGCATGGTGGAGTCGGTTAGGGGCTGTGATGCGTGAAGATCAAAATCTAGGTAACTACTGTACGTTTAGTCTAGATGGACTTGAAGACACAAATCATCTTTATCGTCGAAATACCAACTGGAAAAAAATCATGGAAAACGCCAAAGCATTTATTGATGCTGGCGGTGTTGCTCATTGGGATTTTATTGTATTTGAGCACAATGAACATCAAGTTGAGGAAGCTAGAGAACTAGCACGTTCTATGGGCTTTAAGAACTTTAACGTTAAAAGAACTACCCGTTGGGCAAAATACAAAGACGGTGTTGGGTCATATCCTGTTTATTCCAAAGGCATACACTTGTATGATCTTAAACAACCCAATGAAGATAAATTCAAACACAACTTTGAAGATTCGCAATACTTCAAGCAGAGCAAATATCAAAGTATCACGCTGAATGATTTTAAAAATATGGTAGGTATCAAGAATGGGGACATGAGATTTGTAAATGGAAAATGGGAAACTATTGATCTAGATTCACTTAACATAGCGTGCCGCGCAGTCAAAGATGCTAGAATGCATCAACCGCACAATGAAATATTTGTAAGTGCAGGAGGACATGTTGCTCCTTGTTGTTTTTTAGGTTCCGAGCCTATGATAGATACCAAAGTTAAAGACCGAGACGAAAATTATATCAGTATGATTAATGCTCAAGGTGGACTACATAGACTTAATATGCATATCAACGATATCTACGACATACTGCAATTAGATATTTTCCAGAAATGGATTCCCGACACGTGGGATAACGAAAATGGTAATACTTCAATGCGTCCAGCGAAATGCGGACAATGCTGTGGTGTAGAATTTAATGGTCTCGATTTTGGAGAACTTGGAAACAAAAAAGATTCATACATTATCAAGGAAAACAATGAATAATTTATGTGTCTTACCTTTTAATAGCATAAGCATAGATGCAGTCGGGCAATTTAGAGCTTGTTGTAGCAGTGGAACCAATGGATTCAAATTATATGCCAAGGATTTAACTCCTGAAGAATTCATTAATAATAAAAAAATTGTAGAACTAAGACAGGATTTTTTAAATGGACAAAAGCCTAGTAACTGTGATCGATGCTGGAACATGGAGGCTATCGGGAATCCTAGTTTTAGACACGTAGCAAATGAAAATCAATCTTATGGAATAAAAAATAACAAGACGATTGAATTTAAAAGTCACATAGGTTTTGAAAATATACAGTATCTTGATATTACACTAGGAAATAAATGTAATCTCGCCTGTCGAATGTGCAGTCCTTATAGCAGTTCTTTAGTTGCCAAACAATGGAATATCATTAATAAATCACAGGGTCACAAGGAAATCATCGAATTTGATAGATCTACCAAAGACAAAATACTTGACACAATCAACAAATCTGTTAACTTAACAGAAATATACATGTTGGGAGGAGAACCACTGGTATCTGAATTTCACGATGAGATTGTTGAACTGCTCATTGCGAACGGTAGATCAAAAAATTTAATCTTGCATTACAATACAAACCTACAAATTGATGCTGAACGTAAATTAGAAGTATGGGAAAAATTTAGAAATATAGATTTAAGCATCAGTATAGACGGCCATGGTGATACTTATGAGTATATAAGGTGGCCTGGAAATTGGGCTAAATTACATAAAAATATAAACCTTGTAATTGATTATTCTAAACAGAATAAGAATATACTACCTGGAATAGCCACCACTGTGCAAAATTTAAATGTTGATAACTTAGACCAACTTATTGATAGCATGCATGAACTATCAGATAATAAACTCAGCTTTTATTTTATTCCGGTAGTTCAATTCAATGAGCTTGACATAACACCCTTGCATGTTTTGGAAGAGTCACACAGCAAATTACAAAAGTATAGAAATACATCGTTGCATCGAGCAGATGAATTATTAAATATGATTAAGGAAGCAATAGATAAATCTAAAAATGTGGACTCTAAAAGGGTGGTCGAATTTTTTAAAATGCAAAAAAACTATGATATGATACGTAATCAAAATTTATTCAAAATCAAACCTCATTTTATAGAATACGCAAAACAATTCAAGGTAAACACATGGTAAAACTTACTATCAAAGAAAATACATTTAATGTAAAAAGAATCGTAGCATTCGGTTGCAGTTTTACAGCCGGGACCGAAATACTAGATTATCAATTAAATCCCTATTTTGTAGATTTAAAAAATAAATTAGATGCGTATCAGTGGTGGGAAAAACTTAAAAAAGATCCAGATCAGATGAAGCTACAGCTAGAAATTCGAAAACAAGAACCCAACCATTCTTGGCCGGCACATCTAGCTTCTTACTTGGGTGTGAACTTTATAAATTATGCAAAGCCTGGTAATAGTAATGAACTCATGTGTTGGCAGATAGAACAAAAATTAAATTCGGGAGAAATTACCGATGACGATTTAATTTTGGTCGGAACAACCGGAACCCAGCGATCTATGTTTTTCTCTAGTACCTATCCAGAACCTGTGCCGTTTTTACTTTCAAATATCGAATCGTACAAAGTCGAACTATCAGAACATATAACAAAATATTTCACAGACGATAGACTCTTGTGGAATTATTATAGAGATTTAAAAGTATTCGAATCAATAAAACAGAAAATAAATGGCAGATTGTTTGTGATCCCTATGGAACAAATTCGTGAAGAATTATGTCTTTGGCCCAGCACACACGCTTACGGCACATATCGGGTAGCGTCACTTGAGAATGCTTTATTTTTTAACAAAATAATAAATCAATTACATAATTCTCAACTATTTGCAACTACAGATTGTTGTTTATACGATTTTAAAACGGAAAAAACTACATTACCACATGGACATTTAAATGAGGATGCTCATAAATCTTTCGCCGAACAGCTTTACAAAGAGCATGTTATTATCAACTAACCAGAATAGAGAAATTGTTCTGCTATAATTTAATTAATGGATTTGTTATTATTGCACATAGATCAAGTTTCCAGAGTCCGTTGTGTTCGATATTAAAATAGACTAATTCTAAATGATGTTCTTTGGCAAATCTGTTGGCACACTTGTTAATATGTTCATACATACAATCGTCGACAAATATAATACCGGGCTTCATGTTCGCATAACAATATTCTAAGTCAGTTTTTAAAACTTCGTCCTTATGGCTACCATCGAGTATTATACAACTCATTTGAGAAATATCAACATTATGCACTACATCTGTAATTAACGTAATATTATCGCACTCTTTTTTATACAATTTTTGAATATGTCTAAAAGATGCGGGCTCTAACATAAGTTCGGGATACTTCGATCGTAGGTGCATTAAATGATCTGAGAGACCTTTCATTGCGAAGTATTCTTCAAAGTTGCTAGGGTCAACGGTTGTTATTGAATTGCTTGGGAATTCTTTTGCTAGTATATATGTAGTGCCGCCTGCAAATGTTCCAATTTCTAATATTTGTGTTAACTTATAATCATTGATTGCTTTGATAATAGGTGTTAACTTATTCATGGGCATCAACGACATTGGTCGAGATGTTAAAATCTCTATTACTTCTTTTTCTACAGATGAATCATCGACTCTATACATAAGTAAATCTAACAATGCTTTTAATCATCTAGAACAATTTATTAGTTTCGCTGGCAATATCAGTTTTCAAGCGGGTCACATCAACTTTAAAATCGATCTTTTTGATTTCATCCTTGTATTCTTGGAGTGTGTTAAGCAATACGTCAGCGATGCTTTCGGAAGTTTGTTTAGTCAATTCATTTTTTACATCGATTTCCCATACTCTGCCATCTATAAAATCCAGTCGTACTGAATCCAGATAGGCTACCGGCATGGTATTCATGTAGAGATCTTCAAAAACCTCCGGCCATTCTTTTACAAGATGGCGCGGAGGTTTGAACAAGGGATTAGGCATCAGCAGTTTCTTCTACCTTTTTAACTTTTTTAACAGTGGGATCGAGTTCTTCCGCTTCTTTGCGTAATCTTGCTGCTTCTTTATACATAGCATCAGCTTGGCTACGATATGATTTTGCTAGATCCTTGTCAGTTAGTACAGCATCGGTTGCGGCCTGCGCTCGTATAGGAGCAGGTATATCTGAATCTACCGCAGGAATCGTATCATTTACTGTGGCTGCATTTTTAACTTCAGCTTTAGCAGACGGAGCACCTGCTACAAATGTGCATAGATCATCTACGGTGCAGTTTTTCTGTTCTGCTATCAGCGTGTTAAGATTAGCCAACAGCACAGTATCGTTGGTAGTAGGTGTCATCATTACAGCATCTGTGGCTACTTTAATCAATCTGCCATCTGCTTGCATGGCCCGCAACATAGGTCTACCATCCGGGAATGGGCGTATGTGCATGATTTCGCCAAACTCAAATGCATCCTGCGCTTGTTCTGTTTCTACCAAAGTCATAATCGAATCATGATATTGATCTGGCAGTTGAGCTACAGGTAATACTAGAGCCATGTTTGACTCTCCGGGCAACGTTCTAAACACTACCAATACCTTGGCACCTGTGTTTTGAATTCTACCTATGTGTTTAAGGCTTTTCATTTAGGCTTCCTTTTTAGATACAGCTTCAAGGAAGGAATTTAGTTTGTTGAAACTTTTACCAACTGCTTCCAATTCTGCTGCTTTGAACGCTCCTCTGCTTGTTGCAACTTCGATGATATTTTTTACGGCTAACAGATCGCTGATATTTAAATCAGGACCTTGTGCTGCAGGTGCTTCTGTTGCCGCAGGCGCTGCTTGGGCTGGTGTCTCTACGACTTGATCTTTAACTTCTTCTGACATTAGTTTCTCCTTAGATGTGGGCATGCAAGCATGAAATAGGTTAATTCTTTTTGATCTTCAAAACCTACGAAATGCGAAGATCTTAAATTTCCACTCTGGTCTAGAGCAGGTTTTTTGCAGATATAATATCTGCCCTTGAGTTTGACTTTGATCCAATCTTCGATGCCTTCAAATATTTCAGATTCTGAAATATTCAATTCAGTGAAATGTGGGGCCACAGTCTTCAGCTTTCGCTGTTGTAGTACGTCCATTGGATTAAGGTCAAACATAGTGAAAATATTTATACAGGGGGATTACTCGGGGGTAGATTCTTGGCTAAGTCTTTTACTCATGGCTCGATTGTGTCCTAGCTTTCTAACATCTCCACTAAGAAGATATAACTCAAATGCAGCTTTTTCTTTCATTACTATAATGTGTTTTTTATTAACAAAGAAAGGAGAATCAATGTAGTTATCTAACCAAAGCAGCACCTGCGGAGTGAATGCAAATTCTTTGGGAAATTCTATTTTGTAGGTTTTAATTTTGGCATATTTCTCAATGAATTCGAGAGCCTGTTCAGTTAATCTTAAACCACCTTGATCTTTTTTCCTAAAACTCCACCACCATACAGCTTTGTAGTCTTTGATGTTTTTTTCATTAACCGGTAATTCTGCTGCCTGCAAGAACGCCTTGGTGTAGGCATCTTTGTTCATGTCATTTAATCTCTTCACCTGCAGTGAGTTTATATACAGCAAAGTCTTTGGTCTTGAACAATCGATTTAATTTCTTTGCCAGATTATGTGCATGACCTGGATTTGAAAATGAGACTTTTTTATATTTTGGTCCGGGATAGCTGGCTACCAAACTACCGCTCTTGAGATTGAAAGGTTGGCCGTTATAGAACACAGCCCAGATAGCTTCTGAATCGAGAATTTGCTCAACCTTGTAGGTTTCTTTGTTAGCATATTCTAAAAGAATTTTAGGTTTGGGTCTACTCATATACGTGTTCCTAATTAACCACGTATATATTTATATCTTTTTAGAACTTGCCGCCGTCGAATTTTACGTCTATTTGAGTGGTTGATTCTTTGATTGCTGCCAGCATTTGATGTATTTCGCCCACAGTCTTGCTTAGTTTAGCAGACATGAGTGCCAGTTCTGTGGTCAGATCACGTGCTTCTTGTAAACTAATGCGTATTTCTTTTTGTTGACTGCGTTCAGCTACTTGAATTCTCTGCAACAGTTTCTGTATAGTGGGCAGTGTATCTGGTAGATTATTTTGCAACATTAGCCAATACCTGTTTCATTTCTAATTCTGTTTTGAACGGACCTTTATATGGATATCGTTCCAGTGTGATTTTTTTTGGACAAAAACTTTTAACCCATCCTTTGTCAAATTTTATACAGTAGTAACCTGCACAGTATAGACTCTTGGAATCGCTGCTCTTGGTGAATAGCGGCAGTTTCTTACGAATATCAAACATGGCATTGTGAGGTTCGGCACTGGTGGAGTATCCATGAACCTCATTAGGTAGAGCTGTGTCGGCTTCCTTGACAATTTTTACTGTGAAAAACTTTTTACCAAACTGACGAGTTAGACTGTCTTTGGTTTCGTAAATTTTCACACCCGACTCGTTGCTCATAAAAAATCTATTGTCGTCGTCTTTTCTCAGAGTGGCAATCTTCTCACCGTTCTCCTCTACGATCCAAAATTTATTTGCTATGATAGGTTTAGCATGTATATCTGTCATTGTGTATACCTCGCATTAAGTGGTTCTGCATAACTCTGTGCCTGATCAGCAATCTTTTTCAAGTCCCACAAATTACAGAACTTGATCAATCTTATACCTACTTGACTCACATTCTTTTGTTCGGCGGTTGCAGTAGAAATGGTATTTGTAATTATTTCTTTGATGTTATCTGGCTGATGACTTAGATCAATCAGTCGACGATTGCGTTCATAATCTTCTAAGACTCTATGTTCTTTGCCTTCGTGATCGGACCATCTCTGTAACATGAGATTGTTCCACGCAAATCCTTTGCTTTTACGATCTTCGAACGCTTCACTAAGACCCACTTTTTTGCTTGTGCCTTTAGTACGCACACCTGGATACGCTGAGAAGACATTATCACTGGTATCACCACGCATGCATTTTTCGAACAACAGCCATTCTGGGTTAGGTGCAGGCTTAGGCTCTTGTGTTTTTTTGTCAATGATAGGTTTGCCTTTGTCATCAAATATTCCTTTGTCAGTGATAACATGTTCCATAACACCATTGTATTGTGTGACATTGGGTGCAATCAATTGAACGAAGTCTGTGTCTGTGCTGATGATCACATGTTTGTCATTTGGATGTGTTTGTATCCACCCTGCAATTAAATCATCAGCTTCTAGTTGCGGATTTTGCAAAACAGTGCAGTTAGTCTTTTCTGCAATAAATTCTTTGAACGTGTCAAATGCTTCCCAGAAGATTTTGTCTTCTTCTTGTTCTTTTTCTGTGTGTGCGGCACGAGCATCTGAACGATTACGCTTGTAAGGAGCATAGTAGTCCTTGCGCCACGATCTACCCTCTAAACAGAAGATAACATGACTACCTTCGAACTGCTGCCATGCTTTGCGAATACTGTTTAATGTGATGTGAAATGCCATGCCTAGTTTGATATCAGCGTCACCGTTGATAACGTGACGAGCACGAAAGAATGTGTTTGCTGTATCAACTAAGATATAATTCATAGATTATCTTTCTTCACTGTTTTAATATCAATTACGCCTGTGTTTACAGGACCGCCGAAATCGCCATCGACTACTACATTGGCACACAGTTCACGGAACCAACGATCTATAATTTCTTCGTCTTTGTCTCCGTCCTCACCATATCCCTCTTGCTTTAATTTTAACACAAAAAGGTCGTTCCAGTCAAGCTCAAAAAAGCCATTACGAACATTATCTTTGTTGACATGTGTTTCGATTACGCCTACCCACGGTTCTTTTTTACGTGTTGCACGTTCTTTTGGAGATAATTTGGCCTGTGCCTCTGCTTCTGTAGCACGTTCGGCAGCTTCAGTGGCTGCTTTGGCTGTTTCAGAGGCTTGTGCTGCAATGCCTATTGATCGTTCTGCTTCTGCTCTGATCTTGTCAATACCAAATAATTTTTCAATCCATTTATTCATCATGTTCCCCACTCATTTTTAAATAGCGGCACTTGCAGTCTATCACTGTAACGTAGTCCCATCTTCATTGCTAATTCTGCCACCCGGCGATTATTTAGTGTATATACACTTTCAACTCCGCCCACAGGCATGAGATAACAATGTCCGGTAAATCCTTCTGCACGATATATATCTAAAGTTTCTAAGGCTTCTTCGGCATCTTCTTCTGTGGCTATTACAAATTTAAGATAGGTATAACCAGCTTCTTGATATTCACAAAC